CATGTGGGACACCCCGTTTCGGGTCGATCTGGGTGCCTCGTGCAGGGTGTCTCGGACCCCTCTCCAACATGTGGTGGTCTCACCCCATCCTGATCAGGAGGAGCCCGTCGCCCCGGCCAAGCTCACCTCACGAAAGCCGGCGTTCGCCCGTTCGCGACCACCCCCCATTTTCACGCGAAAGCTGGCGTTTGCCCGTTGAGTTGGCTCCACGGTAGAACGCCGAATATCGAGGGGCCCCCGATCGCCGAGAGGCCCCCGAGGATCATGTCATGCAAGAGTTTACAACTTTTCTAAACCCGCTGCTGGCCCGGCTCTACAGGCCCTCGCTCTGACCCGGCCCGTTTGCCCCTACATCTAGAGTATGCAAGAGAGCGTCCACATTCTGAATCTCTCTTCTTTTCAACCGGGTCGTACCAGACCCACCAGCCAAAGGACACACACCATGACATTCTTCGACCTTCCCTCCGCTCTCGACGCCTCCGACATCACCTTCGTGCAGGCCACCGCCAACCTCACCCACGAGGACGGCCTCGGCACCACCGAGCACAGGCACCACGACCGGAACCCCTCGGACTCGCAGGAGTTCTGCACGGCGGCCGTCCACATGAAGCTGCGCGACCTGCTCGACGGCATGTCTCTTGAGGAGGCTCTGGCCGAGTACAACCCGAAGGGCGACGACGAGGTCACCCTGCTTCTGGTGAAGCTGATCACCCAGCCCTAGCGGGCAGCCCCCTACGGGGGGCGCTGTCGTGGGGAAGCCCACCTGATGAGCCCGATGAAGGGCGAAACAGCAACTAACGAGAGGACGACATGGGACACACGGAACAATGGACGACGCGGCGGACGGCAGCATGGGTCATCGCCAAGCTGCGCGAGTACAAGGAAGAGGACATCGAGGAGGCCTTCGGGTGCCCCGGCTGCACCATGCTCGACCTGCTCGGGTTTAACGCGAGGTCAGATGGCGACCTCGCCACCGCACGCCTCTGCGAACGCTGGTTCGCCAAGGTCACATCCGAGGAGGGCTGGTAGCCGCCACGCCCCTTCGGGGGCACCGTCCGAGGCTGACCCGCCTCGCTGATGAGACTCATGGAGAGTCGAAACGGAACCACAGAGGAGACAGACATGAACATCGCATTCACCCGGCACGCATCCGAGCCCGGCATCACCATGACCTTCGACATCGAGACCGCAGTCCACACATTGTGGGGGGGCGAGGGCGACGGCATCAAGAAGCTGCGCGCACTGGCCACCCTGCTTGACATCGAGATCCCGAAGGGACTCCGCACCATTCGCGAGGACAAATACTACTACGTCTACGACAACACCGGGGCGCTGGTTTTCTCGGACTACGATGACACCGTCAACGCCACACAAATGAAGGCCGCGTACATCGCCCACCTCATCGAGGAGCGCGCCAAGAAGCTCGAAGAAGATGAGCGCGAGGCCCGTTACGCACGTGCACACAACATCTAAACCCCTCGCCCCCTTCGGGGGCAGGGGTCGTGGGCTGTACCGCCCGCCTGACGATGGCTCATGGAGAGCCGAAACCCCGTCAGTCACAACCAGAGAGGACATCATGACCAACAGCACCTTCGACATCACGATCAACACCGCCGAGATGGGCCCCCTCACGATCCGTGAGCACGAGGACGACATCAAGCGGTCGAACTTCGACGAGGAGGCCGTGAGCGACGAGACACTGGCCCTCGTCATGGCTGCGATGGCAGCGGCCAAGGCCACCGGCGAGAGCGTCACCATCAACACCAGCCCTGACCGTGGCGTCACCGTCGCGCCTGTCGCGCCCCTCTTCGACGAGGAGTGCATCGCTTGGAGCAAGGGGCATGCCGGACGCGGGCACCGCGTCGCGCAGAGCCACCGCGGAGAGGTCTTGCAGGACGTGCGCGCGGTCATGCCCACCCTCGTCTTCGAGCACACCGACTACGACGGCGTCGTGCGCCGCATCACGGTGGATGCCGAGGCCACCATCACCTCCCACGAAGGTGAGCGCCGCGAATACGTCTACCTTCGGAGGACCTTCACCGTCGAGCGTCAACTCAAAAGCGGGAAGTGGCATTCCCGTCGGAAGTGGACCCCCGCCAACGCCTGCCCCATCCTCGATGTCGTCGAAGAGCACTGCTACGGCAGCGAGGACATTCTCTCCCTGCGCTGGAACTCTCTCTTCAATGCTTTCTACGACTTCAACAACGGCTACTTCGACGCCATCGCGAACGGCGTCAGCCAGATCGACAGGGACCACGCCTACGCTGTGCGCACCTCCCTCACTGGCTTGCGCGATCACCTCGACGGCGCGCTCGTCGAGTGGGAGGTGCAGGGCTGACGCCCACCCTTCGGGGTCGGGCGCTGCTACGGCGCCCCTGACGAGTCCATCGAGGACGAAACCCCGTCAGCCATCAACCATTCGAGAGGAACAACATGACCAGAATCACATTCACCATTAGGGTTGACGGCAATATCGACTACCACTGGGCCCAGCGCATCCCCGACGGTGTGAACGCCCGCCTGTACGAGGACTTGAGCGACCTGATGCGCGGCTACGTCTACTCGCCCCAAGAGGTGGCGATCACCTACCCCACCACCTGCGGACCCAGCCCGCGCACCGTCGTTACCAGCAACCGACGCCACTCCCGTAAGCACCTCTCCGACATGACCGACGAGGTCTGGACCTGCGTGCAGCAGGCCCTCTCTGCTGGCCTGCGCCCCGCCGCGGCCGGCACGGATGGGGGCATGGTTGGGCCCGTGTCCTTCCTGCCCATCACGAATGGCGCCGCCGTCGTGCGCATCCACGATCGGTATGATGCCGGTAATGTCGTCAGCTACATCGCCGCCAGCGAGGACGACTGCCGGTGCAACCTCTCCCGCGCCGCGTACCAGTGCGCACTGGAACAGGGCGACACCGTCACCATGGGCTGCGTCATCGCCGAGCCCGTGCGCAGCGCTCAGGGAGGTGCGGCATGAGAGACCCCTACTTCAGCGACGAGACCGTCGCCGCCTTCGTCTTCATCTTCGGCACCCCGTGGCTGGCAGCCCTGACTGTGCTCACTGTGAGCCTGCTGCTCGAAGGGGGTGCAGCATGAGCCTGTACGGACACAGCTTCAACGACTTCAGAACCCAGACGAACAACGACATCGTCGAGGCGCACAGCGACAAGCCCGCGCACGAGTGCAGGGCCTGCCGAGGCCGCGGCTGGTGGCTGTCGGACTACGACACATGGGAGACGTGCCCCCTCCACTACACGGGGCAGCCAGACCCCGAGACTGCGATGGCGGATCACGAGGCGGCCGAGCGTGATCGGGGAGGTGACGCATGAAACCCACCTACCTGCACTACACCTTCCGCGTCCGCATTGACCACAAGGCTGACTTGGCCGAAGCCCTTGAGGCTGGCCAGCAAGCTATGGACACCGTGGCCACCGCCCTTGAGATGCACTGCATCGGCGTCGAGTCGAGCACCGAGGAAATCGAGCAGAGCCTCACCGTCGAGGCGCGCGACCTTCCCCACGGAGGTGACGCATGAGAGACCTACGCTACGAGGCCGCCGCTTGGCTCCTCGCGATCGTCTGCTGGGCAGTTACAATGTACTTCTATTCACAACTCGGAGGTGCAGCATGAGCAGGCGCAAGCGACAGGCCCCACCGAAGCGACGCAACGCCGTCGTGCAGGCCATGAAGTCACGCTCCGCCAAGGCGGGGTACCACACCGACAGGAAGAAGGAGGCCAAGCGGCGAGCCTGTCGCCAGAAGTACCGGGTGTGATCATATTGTTGCCCCCATATCTTGAGTCAGTTAACCACGGTGTGCCGGCACCAAACCACCCGGCAGGAGGATACATCATGAAGACGAACGACCTAGCCTACCTCACGCACAACGAGGACGAAGGCATCTGCATTCACGGCACCCACAAGCAGGGCACCCTGACCGGCATCACTTACAACCAACTGTACCTCGCCTTCGGGGGTCACATCTGGGTGGAGGGCCCCGATCAGGTGGACTGGTCATGGAACATTGAGTTCCCCTGCGGCACCGTGGCTACGGTGTACAACTGGAAGAACGGTCCCAACTACTGCGGCGCCGCTGGCATGAACCGCTATCAGGTCACGACGTGGAACGTCGGGGGCAACAGCGCCGAAGCGTGGCACCTCGTCAAGGCTGCGCTCGAAGGAGGTGCAGCATGAAAAGCATCGCCAAGTTCCTCGGACTCTGGGAGGCGATCGACTTCTGCGACGCCTACCACCACGGCAACCTTCGCATCGAGAAAGAACTCGACGGACGCTACCACGTCTACGACATGGGGGCCTAGACATTCTCTTGACAAACCTGCCCCTCGATCGGGGGGCACCACTGATTAGTAGACAGATGCAGGAACAAACCACCTGCTTGGAGGACATATCATGAAGCCTACTTTTGAAGAAGTTTACGAGCACCTCGCGGACGCGGTTGACCCCGACGTGCTGGGCTACGCTGCGGACTGGCGCGCCTACGCCGACGCAGTGGAACGCTTCGTCGCCAAGGCTCGCGCCTTCGCTGACAAGCTGGAGTGCGGCGACTCGGATGTCGAGGAGCCCGCTGCGCCGCAGACCCCCGTGATGCCGCCGGCGCTCAACGTGCCGCTTCAAGATCAACCCGATGACTGGACCCTGTTCTAAGGAGGACGACATGGAAGACTCAAAGTACAACGACGGAGGCATGAACCTCACCCGCGAGAGCGGGTGGGACATGACCCCGCAGGCATCCAAGTTCTTGCACGACCTGCTTCATGGCAGGCACGACGCATCTCTTGTGCGTGGCGGCGCTCGCCCCGGCAGGGAGATCGCTCGGGCGTACATCATCAGGGATAAGCGCACTGAGAATCCAGCGGGCGAAGTGCTCGTCACTCTGGATGTGTGCGTCGAGTACCAGAAGACGATCGCCCAACGCTTCCGCGGCACGGCGACTCGCGCGAACATCAGGGCCCACTTCGATGTCGAGGCATGGAAGGAGTGGGAGAACTTCAGCGACCCCTGCGAGCCCACCTTTGAGCTTGGCAGGTTGTGCGAGGAGGACCAGCTTACGGCGCTCACCGTGTTTGGAGTCAAGGAGGTACACGCCTCTCTCTTCTTCGCCGAGGAGATGCCGAGGGGCAGCACGCGCTACGAGGTTCACGCTCGTCACGTTGACGGCGCCTTCCGTTTCTTCTTCAGCTACGCGCACAACCAGCCAGCACCGGGCAAGCCAGTCGTGCCCCAAGTTCCAATCCCAACCCCCGTCGCCGTTGTTTCTGATGACGACGACCTGCCGTTCTAGGAGGACGCATGCTTACCGATGATCAGAGTGAGAAACTGGAGCGCGTCAGTCGCATGCTTTACGAAGTGTGCGAGGCGCTCCCCGATGTCAACCCCGCCGAAGTGGAGAAGGCTTTGGACCATGCGCACAGTGTGCTGCATGACATGCTGACCACTGACGCCATCGAGAGCACGAGGGAGGTGACGGCATGATCTACCTCACGGGCTTTGACTACATGCTCATGCTCACCGCCTGCTATTTCGGCGGCATGGGTGCAGTTCTTTTGATGCAAGCGCAGGAGAAAAGGGGGCGATAAGAAAACAAGAAAGTTTGTTGCGCATCTGCGCGCCCCTAAATACAGGGGTCATGATGGCGGAGGGAGCGGCCACAACGGTTCCCAACCACACTTGAGAGGACAGTATGTTTGACACTATTGACTACAACCACGAAGCCCCGGCACTCACTCTCGGCACCAAGGTTCCGACCGAGTCCGAGAACATTGTCGAGGCGCTCCTGTCTGCGGACATCCCATTCGACGCGCCCGTCAAGGTGCCGATGGCTTCCGTCCTACCCGACGGTGGCGTCCGGGTGATCCCCGACAGGTACAACCTGATGGATAGTCGCGGCCGCATCGTCGGTGAGAACGTGACCGACCGCTACACTCCCATCGGGTTCGGTGAGATGTTCGGAGTGGTGGACCACCTGCTGCACCAAGGCTTCTCCATTGACAGGGTGATCGACTTCAACGGGCGCCGGCTCTTCGTCAGCGTGGAGTTGACGCAGTACCAGTTTGACGTGACCGGGGACGGCGACCTCGTCACCCCGCACGCTTGGATCAGGGGCTCGCATGACAGTAGCTCTTCCACCGAGGTGTTCATCGCCCTCGGCCGTGGCTACTGCACGAACCAACTGGTCGCAACAAAGCAGATGGTCAAGCGAATGGGCCTGCCGCACATCTCCGTGCGCCACACACGCAGCGCGCCCGACCGCCTGCGGATGGCGGCGGAGTTGTTCTCCAACTGCGAGCGGATGATCATGAGCCAGAAGGAGATCATGCAGCGCTTCGCGGCCACCCCTTTCAGCGCCACCGCCTTCGCTGACTTGGTGGACAACCTGATCCCGCTGCCGGAGGAGCCACTTGAGGGTGAGTCCACCCGCGGCTACACGATGGCGGAGAACCGACGCGGCCTGCTCTTCGACCTGTACGAGTATGGGCGTGGCGCCCACTCTGGACGCGGCACCAAGTGGCAGGCGCTCAACGCTGTCACCGAGTACACCACCCACCACATCGCAACGCGCGGTGGGGACCGCGAGGAGAAGCTGTTCCTCGGCAGCATCGAAGGACCTGCCGCGAAACTCAACGAGCGGGCGATGGAGCTACTCAACGCATAGGACTTGAGGCCCCCTTCGGGGGGCCGCTTTCTTGGGAGGGAAGCATGGGTGCGCATGACGAAGAGTACATCGAGAGGTTCCAAACTCGAGGCAGGAGGAAGGCGGTGCCTATCTATGAATACAAGTGCGATGGTTGCGGGGATGTCTTCGAGGTGTTCGTCTCGATGGGTTGCCGGGACAAGCAGACGTGTCCTAACTGCGGGCACAAGGACTCGACGAAGATGGTGTCCGGCGGCTCGTTCGTTCTGAAGGGCGGCGGCTGGTACAAGGATGGGTACAGCAAGGGAGGAAGTGATGAGTGACGATGGGCTCTGCGGCACATGCGGTGAATCAATCTTGGCGTGGCAAGAGATGTGTACTGACAAGTCAGGGGTTCGACACCACCCGAAGTGCCTGACCGGCAAGAGCGGGTTCATGCTGACAAAGGCCGAGCGGGAGCAGTGGCTACGAACACCCCACCATGAGGAAGACGATGCCTCGTAAGGAGCCGACGTGCTCCGACTGTTTGAACAAGGGCTACCTGTCCATCCTCGGCAGGCGGCATGAAGATGAGAGGAAGATCGTGCCATGCACATGCAGGCACGGGCGCCGCTTCCTTCGGATGTGGCGAGTGGAGTTGAGAAACCTAAGAGGCCTTGAGGGGCCGGGAGAAGAAGAATGAAGTTCTATGCAGTAACTTGGGAAAAGCAGGAAGATGAGGACCGTGGCGAGTGGGGACCGAGGGGTCCGCGCATCCGCTTCTTTGAGTTCAGTGACCCGGCCATGAAGTTCATGGAGGGCCTCGCCTGCGGGGCTGACCCCAAGGGGACCGAGGTGGGCCACTACCTGTGCGAGTACGAGGTGCCCGACGAGGACTTGACTCGGGCCAACATCATCAAGATGTTGAATGACGCCGCTCGTCAGACCTGCGACGGTGACCTCAATACCATCCAAGATGGGTACGACGTGCCGATGGCTTCCATCATTGAGGGCATCCAATCATGAGGTGTCCCGTATGCGGTTCGTCGAAGAACAAGGTTGTGGACTCTGTCAAGACCTACACCCGCAGCGCCGGCAAGAAGGGTTACATCTTGAGCCGGCTCGTGACCTCTCTTCGGATGGCAGACACGGGTGAGCTAGCTCGCAAGGGTGGCGTCGGGAGGCGTCGCCACTGCGAGCACTGCTCATCCTCCTTCATCACGCACGAAGAGGTTGCGCAGATCATGAGGACAAAATGAAAGTTGTAGATAGCCCCGGCATGCTTGAGCACCACACGATAGATGGGGTCATGGCCTCCATCTCTCTCGAACTAGAAGAGCCCCCGGACGCGGTAGATGCAGTGATGTACGCGATCATGGGTGACATGTTCAACTTGACGATCACGATCCAAGACGGGGTCGTGGACGTGGAAGGCCACAAGAGAGACATCTGGTCATGGCTGTCGTTCTCTGCTTGGTGGTCTCTCGGTGAACCATGAGGCTGCATCAGTGGGTGCTCGACGGGTTCCTCACCGAGTACCAGAACGAGGGCTGGGACTTTATGTTCCAGAGGGACGCCATCCTGTGGTGGGCCTGCGGCTCGGGTAAGACGCTGGCTGCATTGTTGTGGGCCTCGTCACAGGGTGAGCCCGGCAAGACGCTGGTGATCACGCGCGCCCCTGCTCGCCGCCAGTGGCAGCGGGAGGTGTCGCACTACACTACAGGCCACGCCGTCGTGGGTGAGGGCAGGACGCCCATGCCCCTCGAAGAGATGCGTGATGCTGACATCCTGATCCTCTCGTGGGAAACCATGCCCTACTGGATCGATGCGGTGGAGGCGTGGCGCCGGACAGCGGGCCGTCTCTACGTAGTGTTTGACGAGCTACACAAGGGCAAGGCGTGGAAGCGGAAGAAGAAGTACCTCGGCCGTGACGGCAACGTGAAGTACCGCTCGGCGGAGAACCGCGCGGCGGCTGCCTGCGAGATCTCACGCATGGCGCACCGGCGCCTTGGCTTGACCGCGACCCTGATCAGGGATAGGGTCGGCGACCTGTGGGGTCAGGCTGACTTGGTATCCCCTAACTTTCTAGGTTCTAACTGGGATTTCGTCCACCGCTACTGCGATGCCAAGCCCGGTAAGTTCGGCGGGCTCGACGTGTCCGGCCGCTCGAATGAGGCGGAGTTGAAAGAGAAGCTAGCAAGAATAGTTCATGTGGTCTCGCGCGAGGAGATGGCGCGGAAGCTGCCCCCGAAGAGGCGTCAGCTTGTGTACCTCTCCAAGACAGATCAGGTTCGCCCCGCCGGGTTCGCTGCGGAGATGAAGAGGGCGGCGCGCAATGGAGCGCAGGCGCTCTTCGAGATGAGACTCTTGGAGGCGGCCAGCCGCAAGCGAAACTGGATCGCGGAGACTGTGTCCGATGCGGTGGGCGCAGGACAAAAGGTCTGCGTCTTCACCGGGCGACGCAAGGACTGCGAGGCTCTGGCCAAGTTGATCGGGAAGAAGGTCAAGGACGCTCCGCTCTGGACAGGGCACGGCGGTGACAGCACCCAGTACCGTGACGGCATCGTCGCCGAGTACGCAGCGCACGAAGGGGCGGCGGCATTCGTCGGCACCACCGATGCGTTCGGTGAGGCTATCGACGGCTTGCAGAATACGGACCTCGTGATCTTCGGGCTGCTACCTTGGACGCCGGGACAGATCACACAGGCGGAGGGGCGCTTCAGCAGGCACGGGTCGAAGCGGTCGGTACTGATCATGTACACTGTAGCGCAGGGCACGGTGGACGAACACGTCGCGGACGTACTACTGACCAAGCTCCAAGCGGTGGAGGCCGTGCTGGACGACAAGGAGTCCGGCGATGTGGCCAGCACCCTAGCTGGAGATCAAGACGAAGATTCGATCATCGCTTCTATACTCGCTGCCAGTGCGGGTTTATAAGTTTTTACATCTGGTTGACAACTGACCTGTTAAGCTATTCAAGTCAGCAACCAAACTGACGCAACCATTGGAGAACACATGTCATACTGGGACTCTTCTTTTTCTCGTTACGGCGAACGCGGGCGGCGGCCCGAGGTTGGCAGCAAGTGGACGTACACGCTGACCGACCAAGTGAGCGGCAAGCCCTGCTCTCGGCAAATCGTCCTCACCTACGTGCCCGAGTCTAACGGCAGGCTCCGCTTCGATTACGTGAAGAGCCGCAAGGGCGCACCTGACTGGGGCACCATCTCCCTGATGAGTTGGTGTAGGCGGCGAGTCCGTGGACTCATCAAGCCCGTGCGCGCCAAGACCTCGCCCAAAGAGCGTGGCCCCCGCAAGCCAACGAAGGGGCAGATGATTCAGTTTTGCCGCGATGCGGTGTGGGAGAAAATGGGCAGCGGCCCTTGGTCCTTTGAGTTCGCGGCCTACCGGGACGAGGCTCACAATCAGGACGCGGCGGTCGCTGGCGGATACAATGACTCAATCGCGAGCGACATCCTTGAGTGGTCTTCTCTTCGGGAGTACGTCGCTCCGGGCCGGGTCATCGACGTGTTCATCTACAGGCGGTATGGTCAGTACGAGCGGCAGTTGTGGGACCACTGTCTCATCACCCTGCCAACAGAGCGGGCCGCCTACGAAGCGGGAGGTGCAGCATGACACTCGAAGAACGCATCGCAGAAGTGAAGAGGCTTCTGCAACCGATGGACATCCCGCTGTTCCGTCGAGACGTGAGCCGCCCCGCCAACGTGCGCTGGCTGATCCGAAACCTCGCCGCCCGCAACAACAAGCGGGTTGCGTTCAAGGCCGTCGTTCGCGAACTGGTTCTGTTGGACAAAGCCTTTCGCATGTGGGGGGAGGTATGAGACTCGCAGACTTCTGGGCCGAGTGCCACTACTGCGGAGAGTTCATTGAGTACGATCAGGACCGCTCATCACCACTGGAGCCCGAGTGCCCCACCTGCGAGGGGCCCGGCTCGTACTCCGTGGTCGGCAAGGACGGGAAGCCGGAGCCGATGGAGGACGCATGCAGTACAGCTACTTAGACACGGGTCCCTCTCGTGCAGGCTGGCATCGTCTGGCCAACGTGCTTCGGTGCCCCCGCCACTACGCCTTCAACAAGGAGCGGGAGCTTCCCCCCACGGACGCGCTCGTGCGCGGCACGCTGATGCACGTCGCCCTTGCCCACCACTACGCCAACATCCAGTGCGCGCAGCAGGACGAGGAGCCCTCGTACCTCACCCCCGAGAACGCGGTGGCCCACTGCGTGGCGCTGGCCGACAGCCCCCTGTACGACAAGTGGCACGACAGGACCGTCGAGGTCTACCATCAGTACACTGCGATGTATCCTCTGCCGAGTTGGCACATCCTCTCCGTCGAGAAGGAAGTGGAGACGCAGGTGCTCGACCCGCACATGGACAACACGGAGAGGGCGTATGACTACACGGCGCGCATCGACTTGATCGTGGAGCACCACGACAAGGTGTACTTCGTAGACCACAAGACGAGCTTCGCCATCCTTCACCGCACGCACAACAAGTACGCCCTGTCCGGCCAGTTCCTCGGCCAGCAGATGATCGGGCGTGAGATGTACGGTGACCAGTTTGGGGGCGTCATCCTGAACCTCATCGGGTGGAACGACAGGAAGCCTGTTTCTTCGTTCAAGCGGAAGGTTCTGCCTTATGCAGAAAAGTCTGTTGCGCGGTTCCCCGAGACGGTTAGACTTGCCGAGCGGATGATAGGTCAGTTCAGTGGGCGCAGCGCCTTCGACTGGCCGGGGAGTCATCAAGAGCACTCGTGCCAAACCACGTTCGGTGAGTGCCGTTTCTTTCAGACCTGCAAACGAGGAGGACACTATGAGTAAGACGAAGGGTAAAGACCTGCCGAAGGTGTTCGGCATTATCTACGCACCGCCCAAGAAGGGGAAGACGCTTGGCCTGATCAAGTCATTCCCCAACGCGCTGGTGGTCACGTCGGTGGGGGGAACATCCTGCTGCGACTACATCGGGCACGAGCCTGACACATGGGAGCTTTCGCCCGGCGTCACCGTGGACAAGATCACCGATGTCGTTCATCGCGCATCGAAGAAGTACGACGCGATCATCATCGACGACTTCAGCCTGATCGCCGATGCGGAACTGATTCACATCCAGAGCAACCCGCGCAACGCTGGCTTCAAGGCATTCGATGTTTTGATCAAGACCATGTACAAGCTGCGCGACGGGGTGCGGAACGCGGACTGCCACACCTTCCTCGTCATGCACGAGACGCCGCCGCGCGAAGTCACCCGCGACAACAAGACTGTGTTCATCCCCGGACACCCATCGATTACCGGCTGGAAACTGCCCGAGAAAATCCCGGCGATGTCTGACTTTGTGGTCCGCATCAAGTACGACAAGGACGCCATCAGCAACTGGCCTTACGTCTACCAGTCCGCCCCCGACCCAAACTTCATCACGGGCAGTCGGCTCTCGATGATGCCCGCCTTCTCTCCCACCAACATCAGGGAGATCATGATTGCGACAGGCTATGACCTGCCCCGACCCAAGGGGCTGGAGTGGCTCGACGAGTTGGCCGAGAAGGTTTGTCAGGGGATCATCAAGGCGGAGGCGAAGGACCGCCGGTCGGTTAAGAAGTGGTTGCAGGCCAACGGGCCTAGCATCTCAACCAAGTACGAGGACAAAGATCCAAGACACGTTCGCTGGGCAGTCAGCGACGGCATTGATAGGGCGGCACTCCGTCGCCACAAGACCAACCTGTTGGACGATTTTTTCGCCAACTTTTAGTAGAGGGAGAAGACATGGTTACGTTTCGTATTGATAAGAGTGAGAGTTTGCAGGGTGGCAAGTTGAGCACCCGAGGCATCTACCGTATGCGGCTTGACATGCTGCGCGCGGACAAGAGCAGGGCCGGCAACTACATGGCAACGTGGAAGGCTGTCGTCGCCGACGGCCCCGAGAAGGGCCGCGTGTGCTACGGTCAGCTTATGTGCGCCGACGCCTCCGGCCAGCCCTACCCTTGGGCGGGTCGCTTGTGGATGTCGTTCCTCGAGTCTCTCGGCTACAGCCGTGAGGAGGCTGGCGACCTGTTGGACGACGGCTTCGATTGGGACAGCATTGAGTCTTGGGGCCGGGACAACATCGTCAACAAGGAGGGATGGATCGAGTTCACCCCTCCTGTGGGCGAGGGTTCCTTTGCCGAGACGGAGTGGTTGCGTGAGAGCGAGGCCGAATCCCGCCAGTCGATTGCTGCCGAAGCAGCCTCGGCTCGCGCGAACCTCGACGCTGACGTGCCGTTCTAATGACTTTGGGGCGTCCCAATCCCGGCCACGTCTGTGTCCTCACGTCGTCGGGTAAGGTTCGTGGTTGCTCCTGCGGGGCGTCCCATCACCCTTAGGGGGGCACTTCAGAATCAGAGGGTAAGGTTCTCCAGCGAGCCCTTTGAGGTAGGTTGAGGCCGCGAAGTGTCCCCCTTTCCTTTGGAGATATGATGAACTGTTGGCATTGTAATACCGAGTTGATTTGGGGTGGCGACCACGAGGCGGAGGACAGCGACTTCTACAGCATGGTCACCAACCTGTCCTGCCCCAAGTGTAGCTCGCTGGTGCTGGTGTACTCTGGCATCGAGGAGAAGATGCCGCCTGCGAGGATTGAACTGGCGGGGGACACGGATGGGGTTTGACAGGGCCAACTGCAAGCGGTGTCCGCTTCGCAAATACTGGCAGGCCGAGGGCAAGTGGGAGAGGGTTGACTTCCTGAACAACGGCTCGGATGTTCTGGTGCTGGGTGACGCCCCCTCGAAGCAGGCGTCTGTTCTCGGCAGGGCGTGGGCCGATGAGCATGGCGTGGCCATGAAGGACGCACTCGAGTCTGCGGGCGCCAAGGCGCACGGCGTGGACTATGGGTATGTGGTGGGGTGTCGCTGGCCGAAGGACGACCCTCGCATGTTCATGCAGCTACTCAAGAAGAGGAACCGCGCGTTGACCGCTTCGGGTAAGCCCGTGGAGCTATCGCCGACGGAGGCGTGCCGGGGTCACGTGGAGGAAGAGATGGCCCGGTACAAGACGGTGATCACCTGCGGACCAATCGCGACCAAGTCAGTGCTTCCGGGCAACCCCTCGTTGGAGGCCGTCAGGGGTGGCCCCACGGCGTCCGGTGACCTCAAGGTACTGCCGACCTACCATCCGTCACAGGTCGCCGTACAGAGGCATCTGACGCCCGTATTGCACAGCGATGTGCAGAAGGCCATGCGCCACCACCGGGGCAGGCTGCGCTGGGTGGACCCGGTAGTGCGCTACAACCCGCCGCCCGATGTGGTGCGTGAGTTCTTTGACGACGCGCGCAAGAACGAATGGGTGCTGACCTACGACGTGGAGACCGACGGCGTGGACGCCTTGAACTGCGAGCTTCGCTGCATAGGGATCGGCACGGACAACGAGGTTCTGATACTGGGCTTCTTGAGTATCGACGGAGTGTCAAGATTCTACTCGCCAGAGGATGAGCGAGAGATTAAACGCCTGCTCCGTGAGGTGTTCAATGATGATTCGGTTCGTATTGCCGGTCACAATGCAGGTTACTTTGATCGTCTGGTGTGTGAGTCTCATGGGCTAGGCACGCCCACCTCTCTGATCGACACCATTCTGCTGCACAAGCTGGGCGCGTCCGAGTACCGCCACAGCCTTGGCTTCGTAGGCTCTATGCTTACAGACGTTCCTGCGTGGAAGGCGGACCACGCTGGGGTGACCGCTCGGACAGACGAGGAGCTTCACGAGTATTGCGCTACGGATGTGGCCGTGACCTCCCGTATCATCCAGCCCCTTCTGGAGATGGTGTACGAGCGGAAGCAGACTCATCTGATCGATAAGGACTTGCAGCTTCAGAACCTCTGCGCAGGCATGCGTCGTATGGGGATGCGCATTGACGAGGGGACGCGCGCTCTTCACGAGGAGGAGCAGGCCGAGATAGCCTACGAGTGGCGCAGCGAGTTGGCCCACATTGAGCCAGACCTCAACCCCAACTCCCCGACGCAGCTACGGCGCCTGCTGTTCGACCGCTGGGGCCTGCCGCCTCACGAGTACACCCTGTCAGGCGAGCCCTCCACCAGCGCCGCATCACTGCGGGCTCTCTCTATCAACCCCTTGGCAAGCGAAGAGCAGCAGGAGTTTCTTCACGCACTCCGCTTCTATCGTCGCGCCGAGAAGCTACTGTCCACCTACATTAGAAAGTTTGCCCCCGACGCTGGCGTCGTAAAGGATGGCTATGTTTACCCCGACTACAACTCGCACGGAACAGTTACTGGAAGGCTATCGTCCTCTAACCCAAACTTTCAGAACATACCTTTCAACCTACGGGATATGTTCATCCCTCCAGAAGGCTGCGTCTTTGTGGGTGCAGACTACGACCAGCTTGAACTCCGATTCGCAGCGGCCTTGGCTGGAGCCCAGCACTACCTCGACGCCTTCGAGAAGAAAGAGATCGACCCCCACAACCTTACCGCGGACCTCATGTTCGGAGAAGCGTTTTGGAAAGCGGAAGGAGCGCCGGATACCAAGATGGGCAAAGGCAAGGGCCAGTTCAAGCAACTCCGCAACCTCGCCAAGACCATCTGCTTCGCGTCGCTGTACGGAGCCTCCGCCCCGAAAGTCCACGAAATCATCGGGCGGGCGGAAGACGAAGAAGGAAACATGCTTTACGCGCACTACGACCTGCGGCAGATCAGACTGCTGCATCGTCGATGGAAAGCGGAAGCCCCGGAGTTTGAAGCGTGGTGGAAAGAAACCATGAAGCAGTTCTCCGAAGTGGGGTACGTCGAGGAGCGCGTGTGGATGCGCCGGCGCTACTTCGCAGAGGAGGACTACAACGCCATCCTCAACTTCGGGGTGCAGGCTGGAGGCTTCGCCGTGGTGGCGATGTCGATGCTCGAGTTGGTGGAGCGCATTCCGTTTGACTTCGACAACAAGGTAGGTCTGGTCAATCAGCTACACGATGCGGTGCTCCTGTCGGTCCCCGAAGAGCGGGCCGAAGAGGTCAAGGAGATTGTTGACGAGACCCTGACCCGCAGGGTCGACGGGCTTGAGGTTACCTTCACCGCCGAAGCGGAGATAGGAACAACTTGGAAAGATGTCTAGGGAGAACAGATGAACAGGCGAAAGCAAGAGCGAGTACTCGAGTCTATTCCTGCGGGCGGGTGGTACACCACTCGTGAGCTAGCAGACTTCAGCGGCTACGGGACGCTGACCTTGGCCTACTGGCTGCGCAAGCTGGTGGACTCGGGGCAGGTCAGCCACAAGAAGATCCGTTCGACGCGGGAGAATCTATGGCGCGTCGCCTAGTGTGGGAGAAGGAGGGCACCGAGTGCCCGAAGTGCAAGGAGCCCCGGACGTGGCACTGGGGCATCATGGACACCATCGTTGACGCTGGGCCGCAGGGAGGTTGGGCGTGCAAGTGCAAACATGGGGGCTGGATATGGCCCCGAGAAGTGAGGGAGGACAAGTGATAAACGAAATACATTCTAGTGTGAAGGGCAAGATTGACCTAAGCCTTCACTCACCGTACAACCTGATCATCGGCCGCAACGGTTCGGGCAAGAGCGCCATCATGCACTCCATCGAACTGGCTGCCTTCGACACCGCCTTCGATGCGGCGGGCAAAGATGTGAAGCAGAAGAGCGCGCTCGAACGCCTAGCCCCGAGGGGCAGGGAGTTGTACTCGACCTTGGATGTGGACGGCGAGGAGGTCTCGTGGGGTGACCGCAGCGACCGCTTCGACAACGTCGTCGCTATGGCGATGCGCGCCATGACCGGCAGTGGCGCCGCGCTCATCGAGTTTCTGTTGGAGCATCTCGACGATGACGACCACCCGATTGACCTCGACATCCCCGGCTGGCAGGCTCGCGTCAAGCACCACGGCTCGTACCGTAAGGCCCTGCTGGAGATGTCGCGCGCCGTGTCCTCCGCCATCCGCAGCCACCAGTCTAGGCTGCGCGAGTTGAAGGTGGTGCAGAGCTTCTTCGATGAGCACTACGACACCTCGCAGCTTCCTCTGGGAGTGATGAACGACAAGTCGGGGCTCGAGGACGACATCCGGCACGCCAAGGAGTTGAAGCAGCAGATTGACGCCGAGGCGCTGAAGTTTGTTCGGGGCTCCTTTGCTTCTGTAGAGGCGCACATCAACAGGTACCTGCCCGAAGAGATGGGCCGCGCAGAGTTCTGCGACATCTCGGACAAGGAGTTTCGCCTGTCTCTCAACGGCACGGCGGTGATCCCCTCGGGCGTAGAGACTGTCGCGCTCGCAGTGGCGCTAGCTGGAGCCCTGTTGAGTGGGCCCCGCGCGCTGTTCCTTCTGCCCGATAGGGCCTATGACCCGGTGACTTTGGGGTGGCTTATGCGCGCCCTTAGAAATGTGGAGTGCGCGGGTGCATTCGTGCAGACGACCGTGTTACCGGAGGGCTATGACTTTATGTCCCTTGGGTGGGACTTGGTGAGGGTGTCATGAAAGTTTGTCCCGTTGGTTTGCATCCTGCGGAGGTCGGGAGCACCCGTCTTCGCGCTCGGATCCTTCAGGCCCTGCCGGTGTGGTGGGGATACAAGTACGGCCACAAGGTGGACTACCCGCCTCACATCCCCGGCATCCCGAGCACGCTTATCCGCACGGGGACGAGAGAGATCGACTGCTCCACCTTCACCTACGGGCTGCTAGCGACCGTCTACCCCAAAGCAGACTGGGGCTTTGAGAGGTACAAGAAGTGGCAGATGTGGGGCAGAGATGACCTGTACGGCCCCCTGACCACAGCCGATGAGCTTGGCATCACCACCCAAGGCCGGGGCAATGGGTGGTATCTCTATCAGAAGTGGGAGAAGCCTTGGGAGGGCGGCCACTCTTTCCTCGCGCTGAAGCGTGGAGACCTGCTTTTGGTTCTCGAGGCCACCACGCTGTCGTCGATGTCGGGCGTGATCTGGCGCAACATCTGCAAGGTTGGAGAGGTCGATAGCTTCGACATCTTGCCTTCGGAGTGGTCGGGCACCGAGGAGCAGATCCTCGATGGCGCCGAGTTCCGTTGCGTCAGACTACGGGGATGAGCCGTACAGCAGGGCGATGTCAACGGCACTGGATGTCGCTGACGGGGTGCCCGTGTTGGCCTGCGTAGTCGTCACGATGTACGAGAAGTAGCCAATCTCCGTGCCCGCGGGGAACATGAAGTGCTGCTTCGTCGATGCCTCTGCCTTGAGGGTCATCATCGGTGCGTTGCTGGCGTGGGCCGGCGATGCTGCGTTGTACACCTTGACGTAGGTAGCCGCGCTGTTGGCAGTGTTGTCTACCTCAATCTGGTAGGCAGTCACAGCAGTGTCTGACAGCGGGTTGTTCACGGCGCTCGCGTTGGAGATCGTCGCAGTGTATACGCTGCCGCCGATGGGATTAAGAAGGGGTTGAATCTGCGCCATCAGTTACCTCACTTAAAAACCATCTGAATGCTTAGGGTGCGCGCCGGGCTGCTGCCGGCGGCAGTGCCGCCAGTGTTGCTCGCGTTGTACCCCAAGCCGTTTGAAATCGTCAGCCCATCGGGGAAGTGGAAGATCTCCGTGGCCCCGTAGGTGATTGGAAAGATGAAGTCTGGCAGCGTTGTGCCGACGGTGACCTGCTCCTTGGTGTCAAAGAGCTTCAGGTAGTCGAAGCTGCCCGACGATGCGCCGCCGCTGCTCGAAACGTACAAGAAGTAAAGCTTGCCGCTTGTGCCGAAGGCGTCGCTGACCGCAGTGGTGCTGGTCAACGAATCTACAAGCTGGCTGTAGTCTACCCGAGTAGACTGTTTATTGACTGTGGCGGCCATCTATCACCCCATGATCTCGTCAAGGTATGAACTAATCTCTTCCAAAAGAACTGCGATGATCACGTCCCGCTCACGGTCGCTGATCTTGCCATCGTCCGACAAAGCGCCAGTAACCTCGCGGCCAACCCGAAGGATGCGCGAAGCAAGTGCGAAGATGTTGAATCCCTTCTTACCTTTCTTTCCCATGTCGTTCTCCGATAATCTGTTTCCAGCCGGTCTCAAAAGCAATGCGCTCGAAGGGGTCATGTCCCTCAAAGACTTGGCCGTCCCATACGATCCGGCCATTAGTGATTGGAAGTAACTGCATATGAACATCATTCGTGTTCTCGTCAAGTATAGCTAGTCCGACCGCTTGTTGCCAGTCGGGAGTTAAAGAAACACCCGGTGTCGGCCCCGGAACGCGCACAAGACATCCGGGGCTTAGGCAGGTCACAGTCTGCGGACCGTTGGGACCGTGAAAGGTTTTCTGCACCATCTCTACTTTGTGGATGTGGCCGTAGACTTCAGACCACCTCGAGCTTTTCGCGATGGCTGTCGCCGTGCTTCCGGCCCCGGACCTGACCTTGGTGCCGTGGGTAACCCTGACCGGAGAGTTCGATTCTGGCCACAGCCACCAGTCCGCACCGTAGGGTCCGATGTAGTCGATGTCTAGCTTGTCAAGGTGGAGCAGCCTGTTGAGGCTCAACACTGGGTCGTGCTCCAGAGCCGGGGCCACGCCCGCAGCCTCGGGCAGCAACTCGACGACCGCCTTGTCGATACGCTCTTCGTGATTGCCGGCCATGTACAGCACCTTGCTGGAGGGTGTGGCACTTCGCAGGTCAGCCAGCCACCAGTGAAGCTCGTCGATGCTCGGCTGCGTCGTCTGGCGGTACTCCGGCTTGCGGGGGAAGCGGGTACTCCACGGGGCTAGGTCGAGCATATCGCCCAGCAAAACTACGTTCTCGGGACGCATGTGTTTCGCCAAAGATATGACGGCATCCATCGCAACCCTATCGTGCATGGGCTCGAGGTACGTGTACCTATCTCTCCAGCAAAAGCCTAGCTGCAAATCAGGTATGAACAGCGTAGTGCGCATGCCAGAGATGCGGGGCGCCATGCTCTCGATGCGGGGGATCACCCTCGCTGGGTGCGCAGGCTGCCGGTCAGGCTCAAGCTTGCGCTCAAGGTTAGCCTTCACCTGATACAGGGTGATCGTCTCTTCGCCGCCCTTGACGCTTTGTTCCCATGAGTTGCAGCGCCACGATGCGACGCGCCACTTCTTAGTGTCCACATTCGCGTGCTTCAGCAACTGCTTCAGCGTCTTCACGCGCCTCCCCTGCGCGCTTACGGTTACCTCTTCCATCTACGGAACGGTGGCTCCGGCGAGCAGCGCCTCGATGTCATCCAACTCGTCACGCTGTAGCACCCTAGTTGGGCCGCCCTTCCCGCCGGTTGGCACCTTGGGCTTAGGGGTTGCCGCCGGCACTTCCGCTTCTCCGGCCGCCCTCTGCGCTCCGGCAAGGTTGATGTTGGTAAGGGCATCAACCAAGCCCGCGCTGGGTGCGCCGCTGGGTGCGGGGGCTGCTCCCCCGGCGTCTTTGGGCTTGGTCACAAGCTTTCTGACGGTCTCGTCAAACATGCTCTTGCCCTCTTTGTTCTTGACAGACCGAAGCGCGGCCACCTTTTTCGCGGTGTCCCCCTCTGGCTGACAGGCTTTCGTAGCCGGATTGTACACATAGCCTGCGGGGCACTTTTCCCCTCCCCTGCCGGGGATGTCGTCTTCCTGTGTTTGCGAGTATGCGCCCAAGCCACCGCCAAGCAAGCCTATAAGGCCGCCAATCAACGCGCCGGCTCCCGCAGTGAGGGGACCGCCCGCCGCGGTTATGGCCGCCCCAGTCTGCGCTCCGGCGGCGGCGCCGCTAAGACCGCCTGTTGCCGCGCCCGCTCCTACCTTCGCCGCGTCTGACATCCCGCCTCCGACTAGGCTACAGGCTCAATCTCGAAACGAACCTTGCAGAAGATTGTCACCCCCGGAGCCATGTTGGCGTCTCCGATCCAAGTGAAAAAAATGGTTCCCGTTCCCGCCACAGGCCCCAGTGTGTCGCCGGAAATATCGTAGAAGACACCCGAGGGTCCGCCGCCTGATGCGCCTGATGAGGATGAGCCAGTTTTCTGGCCGGGAGCAAAATCTAAGGCGGGAGCCCAAGCGTAGACACTGCTGCCGATCTCTAGGTTACCACCGTACTGGTCCGCATCGCCGGGGTTCAGCGCGGATTGGGCAAAAATCGTTTGGGCGTCAGCAGAAGTAAGGCGCGTAGTTCCCGCGCCAGCCCCCGCAGCGCACGCGGTGTGGAGATAAACGCCACTAGCATTCTGGGTTAGCCCGAAGGCGCTCGACCGCCCCCAGAGCAGAGAAACCCGATGGATAAAGCCGCGAGTCGGTACCGTGACCGCAACCGTAACCATGTCCCCTTGTGCGTTGGGAACGTCGTCGGTCGCGATTGTGGCCTCGGCAATAACCCGAGAGGTCTGTGTTGAGCGTGGCATTCAGCCCCCCTTATTCAAGGACCGGGGCGTCGTTGGTAAACAGGACCGCACCATCACCCGAAGCGGCGCCCGTGGCGTTGGTGACGACGGTTCCGATGGCGCGCACAACAGTGCTTGCGCCACTCGGCTTGGTAAGAGTCATTGCCCCCGCCGTTGCCGCGGAGAGGTACACCTCATTGCCCGCGCCGCCGGTCGCGACATCGTTGTTGAGCCCGGTCACCAGCTTCCAAGGAAGAACCACGCCGTACCCGTTATTGGGGATCGCGTGCTTTGTGATGTGAAGCCTTCCCGCTGCCGTGCTGGCCTGAGTCGCGTCAGCCTTTGCGATGGTCACAAACGGCCCCGTGCTGCCGGAGGCGTACACAACAGTATCGGCCGCGATTTCCGCACCGGAGTTGTTGAGGACTTTGACGCCCTCTGCATAGTTGAAGTCGCGGCCTGCTTTGATGAGGCGCTGCTTGAGATTGCCAGCCATTTAGTGTCTCCTATAGACTATCCAAAGCGGATGTAGAGTGTATAAAGGGATTAAGGAACTATGTCAAGGGCCGCAGGTGAAGCCGCAGCCGGGTGCAGCGCCATTGTGGCAAGCTGCATGGTGTCGTGTCCTAAGAGTCCGCCGAGAATAACAAGTCCCAGCAGAAGTGTTTGGGGGTTCTTGAGCGCGCTGGCCCAGTTTGTCTGGCTCTGCTTACACATCTCCGTAAGCTGCGCCTCAATGCGGTCGAGCGTCTTGACAGAGTGCTTCTGCTCGTTCTGAACGATGGCGAGAGTCTCGCGAATGCCGACAACCTGATCTTCTAAAGCCGTTACTCTGTGGTCTAGGTCGGACATTATTCTGATTCCTCTTTCTTTTCTGCCTTGTAGTCTGATTCCGCAAGGTCGCTTCGGCCCTGCATGGCGGCCTTGCGGCGCTTATGCGTATACTGGGCCTGCTGGAGTTCCCAGCTTATGTTTCGAGTAGGGTTAAACATGTTGATGTATGTAACCTTTGCTAACTCATCCGCAGCCGCAATGCGAATGCCCGCGGGCCCGGTATCTTTATACTTATCAAAGTCGATGCCCAACTCTTCAATCTTCAGGGGGAATCCGGGCTCGTAAACTTGTTGCTTGACCTTGACCTCTTCGGGCGTCAAGGGCATCTCCCCGAAGATTGTTGTTAGCAACAGGCCCGCGTACTCGGTTTCTTTTCCAGCCCAAGCGAGGGGGTCAAATAGTCCGTTGACAACAAACGGGCTGCTGGACACGTACTTTTCTCCTCTCTTCTCCATAAGCCCTTCGAGCCCGAACATGCGAATGAAGGCCACCTCGCTCTCCTTCAAGGTGCGCGTTTCCTTTTTGCGGGGCACGTAAACACCGAAAGCCTGCTTAACGGTACTCCCTAAAATCGACTGATGCGTGGGGAACAGGGTGTCAAGAAACGCTCCCGAAAGGTCTCTCTTTGCCTGCGTGCTATTGAAGTGGAGGTCTCCCACAAAAGCCGCCGCAAGGCCCCCAATGATAGTCTTCTGCATCAGGGCAAACGTGTTCATGTTCTGCGCTACCGCCCACGGGGCCCCGTGTCCGATGCTGAACGCGGTAGGCGTTGACCCCTCCTCTATCATACGGCGCTGCTGGTCTAGTGAGAGGGCCCCGCGCTGCGTCAGCATTACATTGGTCAGATAGTCAGGCGTCTTGTAAATGCCCGGCCGTTTTTCAAGCGGGGGCTCCGCGCCCTCCAGTGTCATCACCACCTTGCCCGCCACATCCTGACGGGGCCGCAAGATTGTTTCCATATGGAACAGCGCGCGCGCTCGCTTGTACCTTGTGCCAAACACCATTTTGTTGGTCAGGTGTCTGGCAAGTTGCCGGTCGAAACTAAGAAAGTTCACCGCGTCATTCAATAGCGCGTTCTTCTTGTAAGTGTAGAAGGCCGACCACTGCGTAAGCACCGCCGCCTCAAAGGGGCTCGTACTAAGGGTGTAGTCGAAGATGCTACTATTCATGGCGTCAGTAGCTTTGGATGTGTCCATTCCCTTGTTGAAGCGGAGGTGCATAAAGAGCATCAGCTTCTGCCTCCGAGTTGCAACAGCAGAGGTGGTGCGCAGGATGTCGAACCAATCTCGGTAAAGTTGCGCAGGGGTCGCTCCCTTCCGAGAGGCGCCAAGAGCGGGGATCATTCCCCTAAACTCTTGGTCTGCGGCGATGCGTAGTTCGCGCAAAGATTCGGAGCGAAGGTAGTCTTCGTTGACACCCGCTCTTCGCGCCTCCCGCATAAACTCACGAGGGTTGATGGTGAATGCCTCACCCCTTGAGTTGAAGTAGGTTCTTGTTTCATTCACGCCAGAGAGCACATCATCTAAGACCGCATTGTACTGCGACCCAAAGATGGTGGGCTCCGGCACTCCCGGCAGCTTGCCTGTAACTTTTGATGCGGCGGCGGTGGTCGAGCGTGCGACATCCTGCACCATCGGCCCGATCATAGGGACCCACCCCAAAGTTCCGTACATTGACAGTTGCGCGGCTTCCCTGTAGCCCACCTGAATGGCCATTCGCTCAAAGTCGCCCTGCGCATTGGTTAGGAAGAAGGCGACGGAGCGCAGCCCGCTGATACCAAACAACACGCTCTGCTTCCACCAACTAAGCGCGCCCCTAAAGGTTTGTCCGATGGCGGCCGCGAGAGGGTTGGTCGCCCTTTTTCCTGAAAGGGTAATGTCCAGTTTTTTGGCATTGTTCGCCAACTCTTTTGCCCACGCCCCCAACTCGACTTTGGGGATGATCCTCGGGTTGCCCGCCTCGTCATAGGAGTGCAGGACAAAGCGAACGTATCTATCTCGGGGCCGCAGCCAATCTAGTACGTTCTTTCCGGGGATGTCCACGTCGCGCATCAAGTTCAAGCCATACACTAGATACCCGTCGATTAAGTCGAGGGTGCTTAGCTCGGCGCCAAACCTTGAAAGATCATCAAGGTTGTAAACCGACGTTTCACCAAACACATCCATGACCGTGACGACTGTGCGCTTGCCCTTCTTTTCGATCTTTAGAACCTCTAAACTAAGCGGAAACTCTGTTGCCTCCGCCGACTCAAGACCAAACTGCGGCCCTCGAGTTGCGCCCTCCACATCTTCAAACGCTCCTCTTGTCTTTTCCAGCCCCTCGCCTTCAACAGGCTTTCCTGCCAGCACGCGACGAACAGGGTCGATGCCCCTGTCTGGCGCTCCCTCCCACCGTTGGTCCGATCGAAGAACAACCCGGTCCCCTACCTCGATCGTCTCTCTTCGGGGCAGCACGCTCTTGCCCTCCGCCCCCGCCTCGGGCCTTCCAATCCGACTCTCCATTGCCCGCAAGTTGCGGATGCCGACATTGGGGCCGGCAAAGTTCGCCGCACGCTTAGCAAACTCAAACTCGGTCGCGCCGCCCACAATGTTGTCAAGCATTAGCCCAAACGTCTTGTTCTCCACAGTAAGAACTGCACCCGGCAAATCGTCGATGGGGCCGCGAGTAAACTTGCCTACGCCATTTTTTATCAAAGAATCGATGGCGCCATTTGCGAGCATTCTCAACCTTTCTTCCGGGTCGGCAGTCCGCAAGATGGCCTGTGAGTTTGTAATCGTCTCGTCTGCCTTCGAGGGTTTGTTGAGCCAGCGGCCGAACGTGACAGTTGCATTTCCAACCCTTTTCGCCGGGCCCGCGTCTACCGCTTCTCGCACAAACGATGCTACAAACGCGAACATGCTTTCGGATTTTTCGCTGTATATTTTGGTAAGTTCTTCGGATTCCAAACCCTTTTTAGGCTTAACAAATGTGCGCCCCACGTCAGCCCAGCCTTCGATGGCAAGGTTGAGGATGTTTTGATTCAGGTCTCCGCCGAGTTGATTGCTGCCAATATCGACGTTCTTCCGCGGCCCGCCCAGCTCAATGCGATTTTGCGTACCAACAAACTCAACAGCCTTGGCCTTAGCGAGCGGGGCCCCTGACTCGGCCTTGCCGGAGAAGTGCTTGGCAATCATGCCGAGGTCGCCCATCCAAGCGGAGGCTTCTCTCGCGGTGCCGTTGCCGATTTCTTGGAGCCTCGCCGCAAAGCGTCCGCCCAAAACGCCCACCCGAGTTGTGGCTAGGCCGGACATCTCTACAAGGTCCGCCACAAGCCGCAGCCCCTGCTGTGTGATAAAGAGGGGGTCAGTAAAAAACTCCGCCAAACTTCCGTACTTACCGCCCGACGTGAGGTACTTGTTTTTCATTTGGGAGAAAGAGTTCCAGATCTGCCTGTAGCCCCGGAGTTGGGCCTCCCCGCTTTCCGCCAAAGCCAAGAAGCTCATCGCGATGCGGCGCCCGGCATCGCCGCTGCCCGCAAGCACTGCGAGCGGGTCAGAAGTTTTAGTGGCTATCTCTAGCAGCGCCGCGGTTTTCTCGGGCTCTGCCGCCATGATTTCCCCTGTGACCTTCCCCCCTTGGTAGAACAGTTCTTTCGCAAGGCGCTGCCCCTCGGGTGTAGTCAATGTCTCGGCCGCGCCTCTAAGGGCGCTGGCGGTTTCTTGCATCGCCTCTAGTAAGTCATTGGTTCCAGTAAGGAGGCTGCTTCGGGGCGGTCCCTCTGCGAGAACCTCCGAAAGCCTCTCCGATATTTTCAGCTTATTCTCGGCCTCGACAAGCGCGCCCGTTGCGGCTCGCACTTGATCGTCGGCTGACTTGAGGTTTGTTTGGATAACATCGACAATCTTGGCCCAGTCGGCACTGCCTGCCGCCGCCCTTGCGGCCGTTGGAAACTGGTCTGCATATTCCGCAGCAAGAGCAACAAAACGCCTAAGCTCGCCGAGTGCTAAGAGATTTCCTAAAAACGCATCCTTCGCTACCGACTTCCACCCTACACCCTTTAATCGGCCAGTAGCCCCGTCGAGCCAATCCTCACCCTTGGCCGGTGTGCCTTTGAGGGTTGTGATAATCTCCTCGACCGCGGCTAGCCCGGCGGCTTGGTCTTCAGGGGTAACTCTTACTTTCCGAGATTTTTGGGCCTCCTCGACTTTGGAAATCAAATCGCGCAAGCGTGTGGTGGGAGGACCCCCTTTGGTCGCCGCAACAGTAACGTCTCCCGCTGCGGCCTCAAGGATATTGTTGATCGTCTGCTCGTCTGTAGACAGGTCCGAGTTGCGCAACAGCTTCCGCAACTTTTCAAGCCTATCGGACTGTGCCTTGAGAAGGTCTGCGCGCCTAACCCCTGTGCTCCTTAAAGGGGGCTCCGACGCGATCTTGTTTGTTTTGTTGCGGAGTGTTTTTATCGCGGCAGCGTCCCCTTCAGCCGCGCGCGCCAAAGTCGCGGCATCCGTCAGCGGGTCCAGCGCCGGGCTTCCGGCGGCCCATCCCCTAAAGGTGCCCACATCGCCCTTCAAGGGCTTGCTAGCGGTCGGCGCTCCCTCGAGTCCGGCGAGCACTTTCGCCTGCTCCGTGACGACATCCTCTTTAAGGGTCGCGTCAATGGCGCGCTGCCCCAACCGAATCTCGGCGGCCGCCTCCTCCACCTCCGCAGACTTGAGAACCACTTGCGCATCGACAGCCAAAACCCCAGAGACTTTTTTCTCGGCGGCAGTCTGTGCGTCGGCAAGACCGTCCATCGCCTTATTCAGCGTTTCTTTGGATTTTTCAACTCTCTCCGCCGCCGCTACGTAGGCCCTGTTTTCTGCGGCGACAACATCCGCGATGTCTTCCGCACCCCTTCCGTTAAGCTTTCGTGCGCCCGAGTCTGCCACTTGCGCGGCGACCCACGAAAAGACGCCGGTTCCATCAGATTGTTTGAGCGCCTCAATCCTATTCAATAGGTCTTCCGCATCGGCCGCTCCCGCAAAAGCCTCATCAAGCTTGGTCGCCGCTTTCGTGATGCGGCCCATAATCCTTGCGGCTCTGGGCACCCTTCCCCCAATGTAGCTACCCGCAATCCCAAGAACCCCCACCGAAGCAAACGATCCTTGCAGCGCATCAGGCTCAATCAGCATAGCGGCAAGCCGCGGCGAGCCCCCGCGCAACCCGGCAAGTACGGGACTAATCTCGTGCAACTCGGGGTAAAATATCCTTCCGGCGTAAACCAGCATGTTCCCCGCGGGGTCATAGTTGGTCGCCAGCGCAAGTGCTAGCTGGTCCGGGTCTTGGGCGATCTCTCCGGCCCGCTTCAAGACATAGGCCTTCCGCCCCTCCTTCGGGTCTTCTCCATTGTTGAGGAGCAGCCAGTCTTTGTACGCCTGCCAGTACGGCGCCGCCTGAAAAGTTGTGGGGGCGACGCGCATCAAGTCGTCCACCGCACGAGTCGGGCCGGCTTCGGCAAGCTGCTCCTTGTCCAGTGCGCCAAGGAGAAACTCAAGGCCACCCTCATCTGCAATGTCTTTTTCGTACCCTTCCGGGCCGGTAACCTTGCCCTCAATGGCCCGGACGGGCAGCGAGAGGGCGCCCACTTGCCGGGCATACGGCACTTCGCCGACCCCTCCGTAGGTCTGGCCCTCTAGGTAATCGACAAGAGAGTCGGAGTTTGAACTAAATACATACTGGCCTGCAAGCTCTGCGCGGATCCTCGCGATTTCCTCTGCAACAATACTTTGAACCTTGTCTTTTACGACCCGCCCCACCACCTCTGCGTATTCTTCCGGGGTGTCGGCCACGGAGCGCGGAACATCGAGGATTGAGCTACCCTCTCTGTACGCCTTCATGGCGTCTTCTCTAACCTCCGCATTTGAACGGCCGCCCGTCACTTCGCTCTTTGCCGACAACTTAGTATTTTCGGCCACAGTATCTAAGTTGATGGAGTTTTTGCCTTGGATATTGGCGCCAACGGTAGGGTCAACAAAAATAGGGACTGAAATAACCGGGATCGGAATCTCTTGTCCCAACTCGTTTGCTTGAGGCCTGTACAGGTCTCGTATCTTCCGTTGCAGCATTGCGGGAGTTTTGGTTCGGCCGTCTTCGTTGATGTACTTCCTATTCAACTCGGTATCAAGGGCTCCACGGCTGGGCATAAGCCACGATGTCGGGCTGATCCCCGCCATCAACACCGTTTTCTGGGGGCTGGGTGGAAGCCTGTCTGCCAGCTTCTTGTCGAGGTCTGTGCCCGTAATGGGAACCTGTACACTCTTTCCGGTTGTTTCATCGTAAGCCCGGACGATAGCGATGACCTCGGCGTCCCGCATCTCCTCCGCTAGTCCTCTGTCTACTTGAGCGTCTAGTGCGGCATCATTGGCAAAGTTCGCACCGATCATCTTGCCCGAGCGGTACGAGCCATCAAGGATGCGGCGGTATGCAGAGTCCCACACGCTTTGAAAGATGAGGGGGTCAACTTCGGGGTTATTCTTTATGGCCCTGTCGCGAGCGGCGGAGATGTGCTTAATAGCGCTTTTTTGCCACAACTCGACATCTGGCCGCATCTTCACTTCGGGGTCGGTGCGGGGAAGAAAGTCCTCTGCGGGAATGCTAGTGCCATAGCGCTCTCGATCAGGAGCATAAAACTGGTGAGACTCGATAAACTCATCCATTTCCACGAAGTCTGCGTCGGGCTGCGAGTCCATCTCGCGCTGCATCGACTGAATGGCGAGCACCTCCGGCCTGATTACGATGGGAGGGGCGGCAGGGATGTTTGACAGGCCGGCGGCGGTCGGGTCAAACTGCGCGCTGGCCTCCTCCTCCTCTTGGCCCTCTTCGATTTCAGCAAGCTCGGCATCGGAAGAGGCGGCAACCTTGGACCCTTTTAGCACATCGGTCTTAGACATGGGGGCTCCTAAGTTGCGTCAGCGTGCAGGGGAAGTGCCGTCAGATTGGCCTTGGAATAGGTAAATCCGCTCTCAAACATCGGAAAAAACCCATCCAGCGGGCCCACGTAAAGAGGGGACGGGTCTGCAACAAGGCGAACCTTAATCAACTTATCCCCGTCGGGGATGTCCGAGGCTTTGATTACGGTGCGGATGGCCACGTCCTGATGGGTTCGGTTATCCCTGTTGGCGGATTCATTGCCCGTATTGAGTCCCGTGTAGTTAGGGGCGTCGATGGCGATGGTCACTCGCGGAGAGAGAGAGCGGCGAGTGCGCCTAAGAATAATGGTGTCCGAAGTCGTTTCAATCTCAATATAGAACTTTCCCCAGCAGACATCTTCATTTGGGCAATCGCGCGCCCTTTCGCGGTCTGCGAGCGACGAGCCGCCCCCAGTCGCAGGCAGGCCCCTGTCCGCGTCTTCGTTCCAGCGCACATTAAACTCCTCCACCACAACATTTGCCAACACTATGACTGCGCCGACATTTTGCTGGTCTTCTCTCATTCCTATTTCAAAAGCGGAGTCTCCGAAGTCAACCTCACACACCACCGTCGGGGACGTAATAGAAACTGTGGAGGAAAAGTCGCCGTTCCTCTCTGTCGTAATGCTGGGCAGCGTGTCCGCCGTCACCTCTGAACTGTGGATCATGCGCGGCACAAGGTTGTGCCGAAAGCAGCCTAACGCAAAAGACTCGGTGTCCAGCGTGTTCAGGCCCACGTCGGGGCCCGTGAGAGGAGCGAACCTGTCCTGTAGTTCGTTTGCGTTAAAAGCGGTGCCCGTTTTAAGGTACTTATATTCCGACATCAGCGGCGCATCTCCAAGGCAAAGATTTCGCGGGAAGAAATGGAAGCCCGAGGGACGCCCTCCGACGCCCAGTTGTACCCCCGGACGCTCATTACGGTCAGTTCGAGCTTGTGGGGGCCCGGAGAGAGTTCGAGCATCGCATCAACCACCACCGGCAAGCGCGCCCCGGAGAGCCCGCCGCCGCCGTAGGGTGTGGCCTGCGCAGCTATGAGGCTGGGGTTCTTTTTTGCCGCCCTATTTTCGGGTCCGCGGAAGAAGTCGGTTTGGGGGTCACCGCTTCCCAGCAGCGAGTCGTAGATCACTGTGCCGTCAAGTTTTAGTGCCACCAAAAAGCCGAAGCCTTTCTGAAACTTCTCCAGAGAACTTCTGCTTGTACCGTAGGTGGCCATGATCTGAAATGATGCGCAGAGCCACGTCATCGCCCCTCGAGACACGAACTCCAACACGGCCCCGTCAGAGTCAAAAGTCTGCCACCCATCGGTCTGCTGAATCCTCAACCAATCAGAGTTAACGGGCGAGGTCACTTCGTTAGACACCGCCTTTGAACTTGTGTGCAGGCGAAATGCGGCCCCGGCGTCGAGTTGAAGCCGAGAAAGGGGAACCTCTCCACCCTCTTCGCTATTGAAGTTATGTTCATTCAGGGTGCCTGAGATTTCGCTGACAACACTCAACAAGTTGTCGTTGATTGGGTCAATGTCTACCACATAGCCGGAGCGGATGTCGAACTTCGGGTACTTCCACGCCATGTTTACCTCGTTGGTAGCTGTGCATTTCCGAATGTGCGGGGACTGGCATCGAATGAAAGCCCAATAAACTCCCAGAAGCCCGTGCCCCTGATGCGTAGTTTAACCACTTCGGCGGAAGGAAGATAGATTTGAGCCCGAGTCCAGTATGGGCGTCGGCGTCGAAACTTAGCCTCCGGGTCGCCGAGGGCCGCATCGCCCCAGAGAGGGGGCGGGTCAACGGTGCTGTACCGGGCGACCTGCACGGTCTCCACGACATCCTCCCGCCAGTCCCGCATGACCTCGATGTTGACCGCAGAGTTTTCAGTTTCCCGAAACCACAGGTAGGCAGTAGGGATTGTTTCTTTCTTCTTAGAGTTAATCCCCTCCATCCATACGGTTTCAATCACAGCCTCTCTCGCGTCGGCAACCGCGCGGATAGCCCCATCTTCCCGCGAGGGGGGATGGTCAAGAAGGTAGACCCCGTCGCTCCCCGTCTGCCCCGTGATGCTCCCGGCGCCAAGCATGTAGTTCCGATGGTCATCTGTGAGGCACACGTCGCGGGGAGAAAAATCGGTGCGCGTCCGCCACTTTCCGCCAGTCATTACAAGACAGAGGTTGTTCTCTTTGGACCCGTCAGTTGAAACCCAGCAGCGGTACTCGCCCGTGTGCCGGTCATACGCCGAGCACGCCTGCTTGAGTCTCGACAAGGTGAAGCGCTTAAATAGGCGGTTCAGAGGGGCGGAGGCAAAAGAGATGGTCTGCCCGTCAAAAGAGTAAAACCCGTTGCTGCCCAACCAGACCACGCTCCCATCACCCATCGTCTGGATGGAGTTGGGGGCAACGCAGCCCACCTCTTGCGATAACGGTGCCGCGGCAAAGTCATCACCCCTATCGAGAGCCGTGATCAAAAACGTGCTGGAGGAGGTGAATGCGAGGAGTCCGCGAGGGGAGCGCCACATGCCAGTGATCTCCCCACCAGTCGCGTCGGGGAAGATAACGTCGCCAGCTTGAAAGGTGCCCCACGCGCCGGGCTGGGAGAACCGGATCAGCCCCTCATTATCCACCTCATTCGCAATAAAGAGGCGACCAAACGCGGCGCGGCAGAGGCGAAACTGCGGGACAGGAATAATGTCCAGCATTTTACTGCCAAGATACCCGTCAGACATGTTGTCTGGGTACATCGTGGATACGTTGTCCTGTAGTGTGGCAAACGTAGAGAACGTGGCGGACGTGTTCTGCGGAACTGTGTAGTAGTTGCCGTCACCCGAGTTGATCAGGTCTTTAGTCCGGTACAGGTTGCGGCCGACACAATGGTCTGGTCCTGTAGGGATCCCCGTCCAAGCGATCTGAAACTTGAGGTGCTCCGGGGACATCGAAGGATTGTCAGCCGGATCGGTAATATCGGCCTTGCCCCGAACCTCTATAAGCGTACCCTGTCTGGAGCAGGCTACGGGGGCGCTTGGCTCTGATGCGGCGGAAAGGTTTCCAAATACATCGATGTACTGCACTCTCGCGCGCCACTCTCCGGCGTCGAGCATGCCATCTTTGAACTTGGCGTTACCGGTTCCCGCAATGTAATCGTTGACGGTTCCGATTCGCGACTTGCCAAAGCCATGCTCCATGCCCGAAGGGTTGAACTGCTTCCTGCACGCCCAGAGACCTGTGTGTGCGTAGCCTGTATCGTTGGTCCCCGACACATCACCAGAAAGGTTGATTCCGCCTACCGAATCCTCCGGCCCGAGGCACTGCGGCGAGGCTGGCTTCTCGGCAAAACCTAGAGGGGCGATGATGTGGCCGTCATAAAAGTAAGCCCGGCCCTCTTGTGGGACGATAACAACGCCGTTGCCCATAGTCTCAAACTGCGTAGGAAACCGGGGGCTGTCATCATCCTCTAGCTCGGCCGCCAACCCATGGGGGCCTGCCGGGTTGGAAAGTAGGCGGCGCCAGTCACGCTTCCATCCGCGAAACTCCCACAACTCATTGCCCGTATGTAGTAGAAGCACATCGCGCTCGCCGTTCTGAAGCAGCGCGTGATGGATGCCGTGCTGAAGCTTCCCGTAGACAGGGTCGGCAGGATTACATACAGACAGAGAGGTTCCGAAGAAAAACTTTTCGCTTGCGTAGGCAAAGTTCTTCGCCGATCGAGGCTGCTGCCCAGCGACCCCTTCTGGGGTAGCGCCCGGACCCGTTTCGAGCCCAAAGATTGTATTCTTCGCGGGGACATAAGTAGCCGGGCCCCAAACGGTGCGCAGCGTACCCTCTTCGAGACCATACATGTTGGTGATCTCTTGGGCGATGTCGTTCGATAGGATTAGGCCATCATCTTGCCCACGCAGAAATAGCGCAGAGCCGGAGCCCGAAACCTCGCGACGCTTGCGCAGGTAGGCCATCGGTCAGCCCTTCTTCTTTGGGCGTCCCACGCTTGGAGAGGCCGGACGACCGATCAGCCTAAACTGTTCCCATCGCTCGGAGCCGCCTTGAACCAACTCGGGAGCAAAGCCCGTGGCCAGCATCGTACCAGACTGCTCTCCACTCGGCTTCGTCGTAATGGACACAAGGGTGCCCTGCATGACTCTGTTAGCCGAATCCGTCCACTCGTATACGCCACCGCAAATCATAGGTGTGCTCATTCTACAACGCCTCCCAAGTCGTCTGTTGACAGTCTGCGGTTCCACCTGCGGTTCGTGCGAACTCCGGTGGCCCGTGTCATTGACCGTAACACAGGAACAGAGGGAGGGCGAAGGTCGCCGTATCTTTTTGAGAGCGTGAGCAGAAGCTCGGTGTAGCGTGCGGCGCTGTACTCGGACCTTCCTGTTTGGCCCATGTTCTCGTACAGGTACACCATCGCTTTCTCGATGAGCACATTGACAGCCTCGGCGTGAACCAAGGGCGCATCACGGTCATCTTCCAGCTTCGTCGGGCGCGTTACGGCGCGGATGTCAATCGCGTAACGTCTGTCCGGCTTCGGGTAAAACTGCATCGTCTGGTAGCCGTGGATGTCCCGAAGGCGGCGACTGTAATCAGGAAGAAACTCTCCGTTGTCGTACCAAACACTCTTGTTCGAGCTATCGGCCCGGAACTCCGAGAGCAGGTAGAACGAGTCCGCGCTATCCAACTGCGCGTGCTGGAGCCCGTCTACAGCGTTGGGCAGGCGGTCGTAGTCTGCCAAGTTCACATCGACCCGGCGCCGATAGATGCGGATGTAGATGCCGCTTTGGTCTAGGGACTGCCGGCTGACTCCCGTGCTCTTGATCATGTAGCCCAGAGCGTAAGTGATGTTAGGGAGCGAGAGCTTGATGGCGGAGAAGTCATCCCCAACCTTGACGTTCGTCATAGCGTTTGATGCCGAAGAGGGCGGCGACTCAAAGCGGGGCGTCCTGAAGCGGTTGCGTGAGGACGAGTCTCCTGAAGCCACGCTGCTGGTAGCGGGGTTCGAGGGGAACGTCGTGGCCTCTGTGATGTCCAGTGGGCGGCCGAAGCCCTCCCAGTGTCCCAAGCCCGGAAGCTCGAACTCTACATCCCGCTTGCCCCAAGTGTAGGTGACCTTGTACTCAAAGGTTCCGACCGGCTCTGGGCCCAGCCAAGAAACATCCACGCTCGTGGTCGAGGGGTTCGACTCGAGGGGCGTCGAGGTTGGCTCATCTCCCCGAGTGTCAATCTGGATGTAGTTGTTGTCGTATGTCGAGCGCCCCTCGGGCTTATTCTGGGCTGTTGAGCCCTCTCGAGAGATGCTTACAGTTTCAAGGTTTTTGTTTGTCAGGGCGGCCGAGGCTACTGGAGCCACGCTGGGGCCCTGCATGTGAACGTGCTGCCTGCGGAAAATGACCCGAGGAATGCCGCTCGTGATTTGCGAAGGAGGACCGTCAAGCTGGAGGGCCTCCGCCTCCTGCTGGCCCACCACTTCGAGGGGATAGTTGTTGGTGTTATCCCTAAGCCGCGCGGAGTTTAGTTGGATCAGGTCATCGGGCAGAGAGTAGGCGTCAGTAAAGATGCGGTACTTAAAGCCTTTAATGCCGTCGTCGTCAGGGCTTAGGCCATCACCAAAGGTGTCGGTGTCCCACGGGCGAACCAGTGTCATGTGGTACGTGCCCGAGTTGTTCCAGACCGAGCGGATCTGGTTGCGAATGAGTGTCCCGTCATGGGCGGTGATTTCAATCATACGGCCGTCCCATGAGCGGTCGTACTTCCACACATTCAGCTTAGTCGGCGATGCCGTAGCCTGCGCATGGGTGAACGTCGCCTCCCAAGTCCAAGGGTCTCGGCTTGTAGGCGACAGTGGGAGGGTGTTTGTGCCCGACAACTGGATGCGGTCAGGAACACCTGTGAGCCCCCCTAGCGACTCGACATCTGGCTCGGTCGCTAGGTGGACTTTGGACTCAAAGAAGAGAAACGGAGCTTCCAAGGCCAACTGATTGTAGGCCCGGTTAATGAAGCCGTTAACGCGAGATGTCGCTTCAGGGGACTGGGTTGGAGCCCAATCCGCCTGAGCGAACATCGCGTTCCGAATCTCCTTGAGATTCATCTACTAGCCCGTGCAATAGATCATTGCGGTACCATAGTTGCCACCGCCGATCGTGGCGTCAGTCGCCCCGAGCGTCAACTGGTGACCAATGTTGGCCCCGACCAGAGCATCCGAGTTCATGGCGTTGTCTGTAGCAATACCCGATCCTGCGGACGTGATCTGCGCACCCACTGCCGGGGCAGAGGTAGAACTGGTTGAGATGATTGGGCAGTAACCCTTAGCGAGAACAAACCCGTAAGAACCACTTGCGATAGTCACTTGTGCGACTCCGAAGGTCTTGTTCGCTTCCAAGTTAGCGGCGGTAACCACTCCCAAGTAAGGCGTAACCCCAGACTGGCCCACAATCTCACCCGGAGCCACGGCCCCTGCGGTTTTAATGTAGACGTACTCGGCAACCCCGTTGTCCCCTTGGGGAACTGTGAGGCGGAAGCCCAGAGGGGCCTGCTGCGTAGTGGTGACTGTGGTATGCGAAATACCTGCTGCTGTGAAACCCATGAGATCCTCCTTATGGGGTGCCGGCGCCGGTGACGACGAAGTTGGAGCGAAGCTGCGTGGTGTGAATGCCCATCATGAGCACCAACTCGTAGCGGAAGATGTCTTGGTCGGGGATACGGAACGGTCCACGGAGAGCGAAGTCGCCCTTCGTTTCCACGTTGGCATCGTGGCCAAGAGTGAACAGGTGCCAAGTCGGAGTCTTGAGACCGTAGATGATCCCGTCCTGACCGGCGGTGATGTCACCAGCGGTGAACTTCGTGCTGGTCACGTCGATGGCGTCATCGAGGTAGAAGTCAGCATCGAGGAACTTCACGCCCTGACGAACCAGAGGCGGAGCCTTGTCACCTTCAACCTTGACCACGCGGACCTGATCGTCCAAGTCGTCGATGTAGTTGAGGTAAGAAGCCTCATCACCAATCATCAGGTCAACAGGACCAGCGGTCTTGCCCTGACGCGAAGCGGCGAAGTACGCCTTACGCATCTGGCTGCGACCGTTCACTGCGAACGACGAGATGTCTTGGTACTGGTTGTTCCAACCTGCGATGGGAGTTGCGGCGCCGGAGCAGCCAAGCCCGTGGACGGTGTGGGGCGAAGAAGCCGACAACTGAAGGATGCCGTCGCGAGCCGTTCCATCAGGAGTGAAGCTGGCGTTGCCGTTCAGAGTGGCGAAGCCGCCGACCTGACTGCCGTCGCCGGTGCCAAGCTGACGAGAGATCCGCTCGTGGAAGTCGGACAGAGCCAACTCGGGGTAGTGCTGAAGGATGCGAGCGAGGTCCATCTCGCCGTTGGCCTCGGCCAAGTCCTTGCCGGGCACGTCGAACGCATAGATGAGACGCGGAGCAACCACGTTTCCTCGGTGTGCATTCTGCGAGCGCCCACCTGCGATAACCTCGGATCCGGTATCGACTTGCGTCACAGTACCGGGACCGTCGGTCACGACAGCGAACTCACGCTTCGGGCCCTTCAGAGCATCGCGGGACAGGTTCCCGTTCTGCATAACTTTTTCCATCAGGGGATGGAACTTGACAAACATTTCGCTGTAGGACGGCATCAACTCATTAAGCGCCGTCGCTAGAACGTCTGGTGAAATAGCCATTAGGCTCTCCTCTTCGTTTTGTTCAAAGCATTACGCGCAACATGAGATCTCCAGTCCTTCAAGGACATTGCGCCAGTATCCGTCGTTTCAACCTGCTCCGGGGAGCGGCTGGGGGTTGTGGCCCCCGACGTGATCTTAGCGCCCGGCCTCGGCTGGGGTGTCCGCATCTTCGTACCGCGCGCAAGCTTGAGCGCATACGAATCAGGAACACCATCGGCCTTGGCCTCTTTTGCAATCTTGAGCGCAGACTCGGGAAGGCGCGAAGCTTCCGCCGCTGTCTCAAGATCCCAGCCCTCTTCGAGCAGGTCCGCAAACTTAGTAGAAAGCTCATCATTGTTGAACACATCGGCGTTCGACTCTTGAAATGCTTTCGCATAACGGTCGGCCTCTGCCTCAATCGACTGATTTACGCTCTCTACAAATCGTTGGCTTTCAGATTCCAGAGACTGATACCTAGTCTCCAGAGACTGATGCTTCTCCTCCCACTCTTTGATCTGGTCGGCGTATTGCGCCACCCTTGGATCTTCTCTCCCTGCGATCAGCGCCTCGTAAAGGTTGTGCTGATCTTCAATCTGGCGCTTCTGCGCCTCCATCGCAGCTTGATGCCGCGTTCCGTAATGCGAGCTAAACCGCTCGCCCCAAGAGCGCATTTGCTCTGGAAGCGTTTCGTGACCGCCATCCCACGAGTCCCACTCAAAATCATCGGCAGAGGGGAAAGAGACGGGAGCCGCTTCGTCCGGCCCCGTGTCGTCGGAGAGGGAGGGCTCCGAAGGGGCAGATGCCTCATCGGAGGCGGTATCAACCGGAGCCGCTTCAACAGAAGCATCAACTGCCTCGGGTGCCGGGGCGTCGGCCCCCGCCTCAAGACTTTCCTCTTGCTCAATCATTAAGCCTCCCCTTTGTCATCCTTCGGCAGCGCCTTGCGGGCCGCGACCATAGTCATCCTACGGACTTTCATGCGGGGATTCTCGTTCTCGCTGGGAGGCGCCATGCCCGGCGGCATAAGCTCCTCCATCATGGCCATAGGGTCATCCGAAGAACCCTCTGCCTCCCCCTCTTCTCCTTCAGCCTCATCTTCCGCAGCCCCCTCCTCTTCGGAGTACAGGCCCTCGTCGTCGCCCATGCCGGGGTCGGTAACGGTCACGCCGTAACCGCACTCAGCCATAAGCTCCTCCAACTCCGCAAAGTTGTCGGGCGGGTCTTCATTGAGCTTGCGGATCAACTTGTCTTGTGCTGGCATAGGAACCTCATGTTGTCTTTAGTGGACATATATTTTCTTGTCAACCTTACCGGCCAGTTTATCCCTTTCTTTTTTCCGGCGCGCTTTTTTGTCGGCCAAGTCTCGGTAGCCACCCTTGCGCGCTCTGGCCTCCGCTTTTTCGGCAACTTTGTCACGGTGCTTCCGCCAAGCCGCGGAGTCGGAGGAGAGGATCTCACAGTCAGGATTCTCCCGCTGGTACTGACGCCACTCCGCGCCTGACTCAAACGTGCGCCCAACCTGCTCAACCACCAAGGGCTTCGAGGGCATCGGGCCAACCAAGGCCACCTCGCTGATCACCGTGGTCATCACCGCGGAGCACTCTGGGCAGGTTGTTGTCCCGTGCTCGGACAGCGGCACGTAGATGTCATGAAAGTAACCACACCCATCCGGGCACTTAAAATCGTACACAGGCATCACATATCTCCCTGACCGTTGTCCTTCTTCTTCCTTTTGTTATCAAGAAAGATGAAGGTGCGACGCAAAACTTCGCTCACCACGCCTACCAGAAACTTCACCGGAATACGCATAAATGCCTCTACTTAACCGGAAGGCCCGGACCGCCGGCGGGTAGCGGCATGGGTGGGGGTTCTTCTACGCCGGGGGGAAGGCCGCCAGTAACGACGCTATCCGCGCCCGGTGCTGCTGTGGGCGGAGCGCCCGGCATCACTGGTGGCATGCCCGGAGCCATACCGGGTGGCATGCCCGGCATCATGCCCGGAGGTGGTGCGGCGCCGGGAGGTGGTGCGGGAGGCGTGTCCTGCACCACATCCTGCATCCCGAGTAGGTCGAGTAGCTTAATGATAAGCTTTTCTTTGTTGACATTCGGAGCCTCGAGAAGAAGGGGCAGATACTGCTGAAACTTCTGAAGCTGAATGAGCTTGTGGTTCTCGGTGGGGGAGTAAGGAAGTGCGTCGTAATCAAAGTCCAGAGGATTCTCTGTGGGGTCACGCTCCGGCCGCAGCATCAGGCTCTCTCGGGACGCCTTCATGACTTCCTTGCTTCCGGTCAAGCGGATGGGCAGCGTCGTGTCAGGGTCGAGAAACTCTTCGTACAGCCCGATGATGTTCTCCGCGACGGAGTTAACGACATCCTCTACCTGCTTGATCCTGCGTCCGTTGCGTGTGCGCGTCGCCGTGTCTGCGAGCGCAACCTCCGTCGCAACATCGGCCACACCAACAACACCACGGCTGTATTGTGGAATGCCCAGTATAAACTCAATAACTTGATTACAGCGGGCTCGCATTTCGGAAAACGAGGGGGAGAAGGATGGAACGGGGGTCTGTCCAACGATGTCTCCTAGCGGCGCGTTTGCCTTGCCTTGGATCGCCACCATTGTGCCCGGTTGATTGGCGTCCTGAAGCGCGGTCATGATCGCTTCGGGGTTGTCCGCGAGAGAGGTGTTGACAAGCATGACCGGAGTGGACGTGTGTGCATGCCACAACTCAAGTGTGTCAATCTCGTTTAGGCGCTGCTGAAGAGACTGCACCAACTTCACATCGGAGAGGCCGGCGAGGTCGGTCATGTTCTCGTTGAACGTCAGGTGGATAAATGGGTTGCGGATGTAGCGATACGGCAACTCGCCTTCAAAGAGAGGCTCCTCCACATCGTCAAGGAAGTGGTAGTACCTTCCCTCACCCTGAAAGTCGTAGACTTCGTACACGGTGACCCATTTGTACACGTCGCGAGAGGCTTCGTTGACATAGCTCTTGTCCCGCGACTGGTCCTTTAAGAAGCTTGGGTAGCCCCCGAAGACGGCCTTGTCAGACACCTTCTTGTTGTACATCGCGCCCTTGCGCCCCTGCTTCTTTGTCCGGGCCGTAAACTCGGCGCGCGTTAGAACAGTTACCTCAACAAGGTAGCGGATGTCGCGGAACTTGGCCGCAGACATATCGAAGAAGACAAAGCGGGGGTCAACAGCGAACACCTCTGGGGAGTTCTTCCTGAAGTTCCACACTACTTTGAGGAATGCCCGGCCGCAGATAGACGTGCTGGTCGATGTCTTCCACAGCAGGGAGTGCAGGTTGTTACGGCGGAAGGTGTCGTTGATCAGCGCCTCGCGAAACTTCGCCGCGCCTTTGAGCTTTTCCCGGCGAGCGGTCACGGTGACCTGTGGGTTCTGCGGGCAGATGTTGGCGATCATCGTGTCGATAAAGGCATACGGATAGTTGGTCTCGAAGTTGACATCCTCCGCCGCATTGGATGTGCCGACCGGCCCGGAGCCTGTGGGGCCGGGGTTCGACTGATGCCAATACTCGGACATGTACCACGAGCGCCATCGGTCCCAGTCCTGCCTCTCCGAGCGGGACTTAGAGCGATGGGTCCGAATGATCCCTTGGACCTGCTTTCCTGTAAGTGCCATGACTAGCGTGTCTCCCTATTTGTAACTGGGCAAAAAGCCCCTGACTCTTTTCCTGCGCTCTTCTCTTCGACTTTTAATCTGTGCGCCGCCTTCTTTGCCGGCCCCGGCGGTCGTGGTCCCTGTGACCTTGATGTCGGGGGTTTCACCGTCATCGCCTTGGTCTACGTCACTATCTACGCCGGCGTCGCCCGACCCGCCTTGAGCATCCCCTGCGAGCTTGGCGGATTTTGGAAGCAGCTTCTTTGTAGGCTCGGTCAAAACTTGTTGAGTAGATAGCTCAAGCGCCTCTTCTTGCCTTTTACGATTTTCGGAAGCAATAGCTTTGATTTCGTCGTCTGTTTTGCCGGGCCTTTCACGCTTCATTCGTTCATTGGTCTGGATGTAGCGAGCGTAATCTTTGGGGCTAAGCCCTTTCTTTTTCATGTCCTCAAGAAACGCCTTGTTGCTTGTTAAGGGGCTGAAGTCTCCCTCTCCAAGCATGCGGTCCATAGCCCACTCGATTTCGCTGACGGTCTCAAGGTCGCGTAGTTCAGCCTCTTGCTGCGTCTGGCCGTACACTTTGTCGAAGGTGTCGCGAACAGTCCACTCACGCGTGACCATCTCGCCCTTATCGTTCTGCGCAAACTGGATCTCTTGCTGCTGCTCTGGGGTGAGGTTCTCGAGAGCCAGCGTCCGCATGGTTCCCTGTAGGCTGGGCATGCTTTCCAGCCTGTCCAGAGCCGCTGTTGCTCGGCGTGACGCCTCCTCTGGCGTTATGCCCGAGGCGATTAGCGCCTGCTGCTCTTGGGAGAGGCGGTCAGGACTCGGCTTGAGCGTGCCTCCAGAGACCATCTCATTTTTAACGTGGGGGTAGGTGTTGGACGGGTCCACCGACCCTGCGGGAGGGGCGGTCAGCCGCTCGTCTATGATTTCATCAACCTGTGACTGCCTAAGATTGACTGGGATGTTTGCCCCTTCTCCTTGGGTGGTTTCTGCACCTGTAACCCGAACACGCTGCTCCCCCTGTTCGCCAGCAGAAACCGTCTTCGCCTCACCCAGAAGATGATTTATCCAATATGCATAACGGTCAAGCGCGTATTCAGTCTCAAGGCCAGCCATTGTTTCCTGCATGCTTTGCTGTGTCGAGCCGCCCCGGCTAACGAGCCTAAGATAGCGCGCGGCCGCCTTTCTTGCCGCGAGGTCTTCGTCCTCTACGCTTCCGCCGCCCCCGAGAAGAAAATCTCGCAGGTCTTTCTCTCGCTGAACTTCCAGCTTCGCCCGCTCAATCTCTTCGTTGTCTTCGTCCGAAAGGCTGGCCTGCGCAACCGTCGCAAGCTGGTTCACATATTCAGCGTACTTATCGCCGTACATGTTGCGGTACACAAACGGGTCTTGGCTCGCCATCTCTCTGGCTTGTGCGCGCTCCGCGGCGCTGCGCGCTTCGCGCTGCTCCCGAAGCCCCGGACCTAGAGGCACGCCGGCGTACATGCGTAGGCCCTTGCCCAGCATGTCGAAGATAGTCTCGCGCGCACGAGCGCCCACCGCCTTTCGGCGCCGCTGGTCTACTTGAAAATCAAAGATGAACTTCTCTTCTTCAGGGCTTAGCGCCTCACCTGTAGACTGCTTGTCCAAGATTGTCCGAAGCTGCTCACGCTCTGCTTTGGTCGCCATCCTTGCCCCCTATACCGTGCCGGCTTCGTCTGTGCCCTCGGCCGCCAGTGCGGCCAGTGCTCGACTCATGCGTTCCGCATCACCAGAAGAGGCCGGGGCGGCCGTGCCCATGAAGCCCGCCTCTACCTGCGCCTGTTTCCCTGCAACCGCCTGCCCCACGGTTTGGGCGATGGCGGCCCGGTCTGCTGCCGTTGCGAGGTCCGCCTGCTTTGCGCCGGCGACGTAAGCGTCAGCGGCCATCGGGCCCTGACCACGCATTTCCGCAAGCCCGAGGGTCTGCCGAAGTTGGTCTGCCGAGGCTTGCCGGGCGGCCTGCGCGGCTCGCATTTGCGCGTCAATCTGCGCCTGCCCAACCCCTGAAGCCTTAAAAGGGTTCTCTTCAAACTCGCGCAGAGCCTCCGCCGATCGCGCGGCGGCAATCTTCTCGCGGTCCTTTGTGCCGTACTCCGCCTTCAAACGCGCGTCTTCCGCCGCGACGCCCTTGCCCTTTGCCTCTTTTCGCTTCGCCTTTTCCTTGAGGCGGGCCTCGCGCCAACTCCCCTCTTCGTCGTAAGCGTCTCTTACTGTGCCTCTAAAACGAAACGGATCCCAATCCCAGCCCATATTAACCTCAGTCGTTCTTGGCTTTGAAGAACATATACTTCATGGAGCGAGCGCGCACTCTCGCCTGCGGAACATTTTCCCCCTGTATAACGCGAAGCGAGGCAGAGTGAAATCCTTTGTCCAAAGGCTCGATGACCCACTTGTGCCCCGACCAGTACCTGCTCTTGTAACGGTCTCTTAGGTAAGAGGAGGCTGCATTGTTTCCCGCGGACGCATCGGAGTAGAACATCGTGCGCCCTACCCGGCGGACATTGCATGCGTTGTTTTTTATTCCATCAATAAAGAGGCGGATGTGAGTTTGTCCATCCGCGTCGTGGATCTTTGAGTCGCTAGTCCACGTCACCTGCCACGTTAAAAGAACGTAAGCCTTAAAGGGAAGGTGGAAGGTGATGGAGGCTCCGGGGATCGGGGCAAACATTCTTCCACTCGCATCTTCAGGGTCGGAAGATCCGAGATAGAACCCGTCAACGGCTGTCTCGTCGGGGCCGGCGGAATCGTGCTCGTACACGGTATTCGTGAAATAGTCTAGGCTGCAAGTGCCCGCGACCATTCCGCCACCAGACACCGAGCGGCGCTGAAGGTACGGGTGGGTGACGCTGCGATTATCCAAAAGCTCAAGGTTCGAGGATTCTACTCGCCCGTTAAGAACGTCCGTGGATAGGTCATAGATGGCGTCGAACACATCTTCGCCCGTTGGCTTTAGGCCATCGGTAAAAATAGGGGGCGTCACTTTAGCCAAAACTAACCTCGAGTAGTTTGTTTGTATTGCACGAGGTCAGGATTGGCAATCTCTTCCCCCAACTCCTCATCGTTAATATCCCTAAGCGTGGAGCCCGATTTGCCAAGTCGTCGAGCGTGCAGATCTTTGACAAGCTTCTGCGTTTTAGCCGCAGATGCGGTGCTTCGTTTCTGCGCGTCGGTCTCCGGCATCATCGCCTCCTTGAGGGATAGCGGCTTCTGCGCCACTTTGTTTTTGTAGATTCATTCGCGCTTTTCTTGCGGAAAGCTTCTACCTCGGAGTAACTCATGTCCCTAAAAAGAACTACGTTTTCCATGCCCTCCGGTTTGTCGTTCTTGTATCGGCGGGGACAGTTTCGAGCGGCAAGGCATGCGATCTGAAGAGCGGAGATCTTGTCCCAGTGGTGACGCTCTCTGCGCTTGCCCGTCTTGCCGGAGTGCAGCATCTCGGAGAGGGCGCTGCGCTCTGTCCGCTTGTCCTCTCGGTAGGAGCCTAGCTGGCCGACCGTGTCTTCATCCCGTAAGATAAGCTCGTCCTTGAGCGCATCTTGCAGATAAGACAGCATCATAGTGACTGACTTTGCAGTGGCAGCGATCCCCGGCTTGTAAGCTTTTTCGTAATAGAGGTTTGGATAGCCAAGCTCTTCAAGTAGAGCCAGAGTAGCAACGCCAACGCCATTACTCTCAACAGCCACAAGCGCGTTGTTGTACTTCTTACCGACCTCATTGATCTTCTTAGCAAAGACAACGGGGTCTGTAACGCCGCCATACGTTGCGACTTGAGTCCACTCTCCATCGTACACCTTTAGCACCTGAAAGGCAGCGTGATCGCGCGCAGCATAACCCGCCGGGTCAACTCCGATAGCATAAACAGCGCCGCCCTCTGGTTGCTCATATTCCATGTAGGGAGCCTTCCAAGGTACAAGCAGGCTCTCTTGATGCTTCTTCAGCAGGGACGAGTGGAAGACCGAGCCGACCGATGCGATCCAGCAACTGATGTCGTCGAAGGGGTAGTAGACGCGGAACAGGTCCGGGTTGCGCCGGATCTCTGCGTCGGTCTCAATCATCAGGCGGCGAAACTGTAGGTTGTCCTCTTTGAGTCCGAGGTGCCCGTACTTCTCCATTAGCTTCATCTCTTCAAGAGTAAGCTTCTGGCCTTTCGGCCACGGGCGTCGATTGAGAACCCCATCCCAAAAAGGAAAGAACGCATAGGCCCAGCGGCCGCGACCCTGCTTGGCGTCACGGCAGTGGTCACGCCACCACTCCGCCGAGGGCTCGTTCATCGGTGCTGGTGTAGACTCGAGCAGAACTTGAGAGTGGTCCCTGTTGATCATCGAGGGGTAGATCATAGAGAACTGGTGGCCCGCGTTGCGCCAGTAGGGAAGCTCCGACCCGTGGAAGGAGTCAGGCGACTGACCGATACCAACGGCCCCCGACTCACCAGACAGGACACGCATCTTGCCGCCATGCTGGAAAGTCAACTGGCGCACCTCTCGGTTAGGCACCGTTGCGGAGCGGACGACTTCTGGCCACCTGCTGTGGGTCAAGTGGATACGTCGGTGAAGGTACTCGGCGCGGTCACGATTATCTGCAATACAGACGTGGTCATGGCCCGGAGTGTAAGCTGCCTTCACGTAGCCACAGAGTTCCGATGTGAGGCTTTTGCCCGCCTGCCTATACCCGAGTAGGGTCAGCCACTTTGTCTGGCCCAGAGCGGTCTCTGGTGGGTCCGAGTAGTAGGACACCACTGTTTCTTGAAGGCGGTCGGTGATCGCAAACGGGTCGAAGGTCTCCTCCTGTCCCGTCTTCTGGTCGATAATCTTCGCGTATGCCCGCAGACTAATAGCAGGGTCACACAGTGCCTCAAGCGCCTCACCCTCGAGGGGCAGGCTCACTTCTCCATCGCCTTCATGGCGGCCATCTCCCTAAGCTGCTCTGGCGATAAAGGCTGATCCTCCATGCCGGCAGTATTTCTCGCCACAAGCTCTTCAAGGGTAGGGATAGGGATCCCCTCACTGGCCAACGTCGAGATGTTGGCGTCAAGCTTTACAATCATGGCCTCGGCCAAGGCCTGCTCTACAGAACTAATCTTCATTGGTATCCTCCTTTTGTTTCTTCTTAGATTTCTTCTTTGCAAGCCTTTCGGCCTTCAACTGTTTCGCCAGATCTCCCTCACCCGGTTTAGCTCGGGTGCGAGGAGAGCGCACAGACTCCATTGCCTTGCGCGCCTTTTGCTCTCCATGAGCCACGGGGTAGCCCTTGCCGCCGGGCGACACCTTTGTGCCGGCGTATCCATTAGGAGTTAAAAAGCGGTAGTTTGGAAGATCTCGAACAAACTTCGCGGCTCCCTCGGAGAGCTTACCGCTGGCTGCTCCAACGCCCAGCGTGCGATACAGCCGCTGCTCGTAGAACCACAGCAAAGCTTGGACTTGAAAGTCCTCAAACCCAGTAGCCTTGGCGATATTAGAGTAGATGCCTTCCGCAAATCTTTGTGAGTTAACAGCTTGTTTTACGATGTTGGGTGTTGCGTCGCCCGCAAGAAATACATTCCCATCTTTTTGCATAAGCCTGCCATAGCCGACGCGAGATAAGGCTTGGCGAGACATCCACACATCATAGGTCACGCCCGGAACGCCCATTAGGTTTCCGCCGTAAGTTCCGATCTTGGGACCATTGCCGTACAAGTTTGGCATAATCGTGCCGATAGGCACCTTGTGGGTTGGTCCTTGATGGTCGGGGGAGTAAAAGCCAGATTTTTGACGGGCCTCACGAATGCCGCGCTTGCTGTTTAGTTCGAGAAGCTCTCTTGCTGCGCCGTCAAGCCCAAGCTTGCGGATACGGCTGTTGTAAAGAGCGAGGCCCTTCTGCACGGTTGACCCCCGCGTTCCGTAGCCCGCAAGCATTCCATCTTTTAAGGAGAAGGGGTTGCGCCCCGTCATGAAACCTTTTTGCGTTAACTCGGCGTAACTGGCAAGGGCGAACCTTCCGTTCTCGATCGGAGTTACACCGTTAGAGGTATAGCTTGCGATGTTCAGCAGCGTCATCCGATGAACTTCGCTCGTTTTTAGTTCAGGGAAGATTTCAGAAGATATTCTTAGAAACTCTCGGACATCGTCGGTATACCACTGCAAGAACTCTTTTGTGTCAGCGAGTTGGCTGACAAACTCTTCCATCAGTTGGTTCTGGGCGACCATAGCAGTCAGGGGGTCATCAACATCCAGCGGGCCTGTTGCCCCCGTGCTTTTTTTGAAGCGGTCATCCAGAAAAGAAAGAACGTCGTTGTTTTGGATCTTGGTCCCTTCTGGGACGTAAGGCTTTCCAGTGGCATCAAGGATGTTGTGTAGATTTTTATCTTCGCTAATGGTCTTGAGTGTGAACGAGGCCCGAGACCTTTTCAGGATCTCTGGCGCCGCCAGATTGATAGCCACAAGAGGTGCGGGTGGAGTTTGGACATTTGGGTACTGGTCGAGGATGTCTTGAGCAACCTCTTCCCCACGCTTAAAGCGGCTGCGCACCATTTTTTCTTGGAAGGCCCGTATCTCCTCTACTTCTTGGGGCTTGAGTCTGTACTGCTTGGCAAGTCCTTTTGTATCCTCTGGAGAAACTCGTCGAGTGACTCTGTCGAGGACTTGTGAAATAGCTTCATATTCCGGCGTGGTTGCGCCTTGGAGGATTTCTTCGCCAAACTCCACCTCTAGGTCAGGGGTTTTAATCTCATCAAATGTATCCAAATGGAAGACAGCATCTTGGTCGCCGTTCTTAGCCAACCTTGCGGCCAGCAGCCGGCCCGCGGGAGTGTTCGGCGCCACAATAGAAACATCAAGAACGTACTTGTTTGTCTCGCCGTCAAACCACGCGCCCAAGTGGACGCCGTCAACGTCAAGCAGGTCTTCCATTGTCTGCACATAAGCTTTGAGGGTGTCAGAGGTAAACTCTTCTGGGGCAAGACGCAACTCTGTCGCCTTAAAGGGAGCAACGCTGTAACCAGTCTTCTCTGCGGTTTTTTTGCTCATGTCGTAAGTGACGCCGCCATTTTCTCGAATGGTTTCGGCAAGCTCTCTTGTCTCTTCTGGGGAGAGATTGTACCTGCGACTTTGAGCAAAGCGGCGCACAGCATCAGGAAGCTCAAGGGTGGCAATGTCTACCGCCCGCTGGTCTTTGGCCAGCCCGACATCGAGTTCTGCGCGCCGAGCGATCTCTTCGCCCTGCTGGACCGCATCGTCCACGTCAGAAAGCCCGCGTACATTTCGCGAAACGGGCGCCTCCTGAACCGGAAGAATGCCGGAGAGGTAAGTGGGCTTGTCTGCGGTGGCTGTGGTTTCGGCGGCCTCACGGGCAGCGGCCGGAGAAGATTCTGCCTGCGCTCTGCGCTTTGCGATGTCAGCGAGATTCTGGTCAATGTAACTTTGACGAACCCTAAGCCTCTGCGGGTCCTCCAAGATGGGCATGCCCTCGCCGCTCTCAACCCGAAGCCTTGCTTGCGAGGGAGAGTAGCCTAGCTCCTCTAAAGCGCGCAAAACTTCGTCGCCCTGCCCCGTGCGCAAGACATCTAATGCGGCGTCGGAGATCTCTTCGGCACCCTCGACGGCTTGTTCTGCGCCTTCTTTCGCGGCTTTGGTTCCGGCTTTCGCCGCCTCTGCCGCCGCCTCGGCCGCCTCATCTGCCGCTTTCGCTGCTTTGCCGCCGGGGATAAAGGCGGCGGCCGCAAGGACCGCGCCAGTGCGGCGCTGCGCAGGGGTGAGATTAGGATTGTCGTCCATCGCCTGTACGACCAAGTCGTACACTCCGCCAGCTACTGACGCGGGGTAGGCCACAATCTCCGCAGGAAGTGTTGGGCGTTCTTTGACGGCCCTCACAGCGCCGCCAACCACATCCGCGCCAAGGTCCATCTGTCCGAAGGGGGCGGTGGTAAGGTCACCTGTGTACCCAATGCCTTGTTCTGATGCACGCTCTTCAGCGGCAGTGGGTTTGCGGATCTCGGTCTTGCCGGTTGTGCTGCCCCCGCCTACTGTCCGGGTTTTGCCCAACGTAATCCCTAACTCTTTTGCAAGCGCCCGCTGCCGAGCGTCAGCCTGATCTTGCAGCACAAGCCTTTTGTCTTCAGTAGAAAGCTGGTCAAAAGGGGCGTAGTGCGGCGCCTTTGCATAAGCTAAGGACCGGTCATACTCGGCCTGTTGACGACCCTCTTCGGAAGCCGCAAACTCAGCTTCCTCCGCCGCTTCTTTTGCGGCCCGGTCTTGGGCCGACCGCCGCTGTAGCTCAAGCTCGACCGCAGAAGGTCCCGGTTCTTTTAGGCCCCACCGCTCGAGTAGCTCACTAATGTTCTTAGGAGCCGACATGACTCACCGTTCCTTGGCTTGGTCCACGGCCTTTTTCTGCGCAGCCGCAAGCGAATCGCGCATTCTCTCGGTGGCCTCTTCGGTTGTCTCGACAGGACCGGGCTTGGCGCCTGCGCCCATTCCGTCCATGCGCATAAGCTTTTTTGCCTTGATTTCTGGAAGATCCGCTTCGTAAGTGTCGTACATCTCCTGCAAGCGTTTAAGCTCTGGAGACCTCGGGATAACTCTGCGGGCGATTTCCTCAAGAGAGGGCATGTCGGCGCCCTCTGGAGGCTCTTGGATCTCCGGCCCCTCGCCCGTCTGCTCATACGTGCGCTCAAGGTTCTCTGACATCTCTTGGAGCGCCTCTTCGTCCGTGTTGATGAGCCCGGAGTCTTTGCGCATGATACCTTGTAGGTCTTTCTTCCGATCAACTTCAAGCTTCGCCGGAGGGCTCATGCCTGCGGCAGCCTCCATCGCTTCGCCAAGGTCGGCGTCTTCCTCTGCGGCAACGGCGGCCTCTTCGGGGGACATGGTTGCGCGGGCTCGAGCAACAAGCTCTAGCAAAAGCGCCTGCTCTTCAGCGGTCAGTGGGACGGGAGCGTCAGCCATTTTTGGCCTCCAAAACAACGGGAGTTCGAGTTTCCTCTAGCTCATCTGCATTAAAGTAATCGCCCCGCAACTTCTTCGTTTCTCGCTTAACCTGCACAAGTGCGGTCACGATGTCGGAATAAGTATCCTGCGGGGAGTCCGAGGTAGTGTTCTTCGCAGCAATAACAGTAAAGTTCATCTCGTGCCACGCGCGAAGTTCTTTGGCGATGGCGGGGGTGATCCTCCCCTCCATCAGGGCGGCCATGATCTTGCAGCCGAAGCTGACTAGGTCATCGTAAGTTTTGACAGGATGCCCGGAGATAAAGTCTGCGACCTCTTTCCGCTTATCCTTTGGAACCAGCATCAACCACTGCGCGTAGTCCCCTCCGCCGCCCTCTGCCGGACGGCCTCTGCCCTGATTGCTTCGAGTGCGGTTGGCCATCAACAAGCTCCTGTCTGATTATTAAGGTGGCGAAGGGTATCGGTCAAGCTTCTACGTCCGGCCAGTTAAGCTTTGAGGCGATCACGCTGGCCGGCGATTCGGCGGAGCGCGTGAGATGCGCGAGGGTAATGCCCTTCCACACGCGAATAGATTTCCTCTGCCCGTTGAATGTTGTCTTGGTGACAACGCTCTTGAAGTCTCGCTCGGACAACTGGCGACAGAAGAGAGAGTAGCTCTGCGGCCGCTGCTTCATGTCCTCGCACCACTCGGCGTAGTCCATGTAAAGCTGCTTCTTGGGAACCGACCTGTGCTTCCCAAAGACGCACCGCTCCTCCATATATTCGGAGAGCACATCCATCTCTTCACGGTACTCATCGGTGGCCATCGTGACTTTCTGGGGCGGCTTCAGCCCGTTCTTCTGCCACAATAAGCAGCCTTCAACCAGCCTATTCAAGATACCCGGTGCTTCTTTCTTCAGCTTCTCAATCAGGTGCGGGTCTTTTTTGTCGGCGGGGATCTTCCTCTTCCAAGGGATGCGGAGCACCCTTCGCCAGATCCCCTCATCGTTACCCTTGATGATCGGGCGATGGTTGGCGGCGATGCAGAGTTTGTGCGTCGGCATGAACTGGTAAAAGTCCTGACGCATCTTCCTTGCGCGAACCGGGTCACTTCCGGTCAACTGCTTGATCAGCACCTCGGCAAAGGGCTTGCCCTTCTCAACCTCTGCGTTAGCCACGAATCGCGCGCCCTCTAGGTCCGCAACCTCGGTAGGGTGTGACTCATTCTTCTTTGCCATCAGCAGTCCCGGCGCACCCTGAATGGCGTATTCTCCGAGAATGTGCATTAAAACTAGCAAAGCAGTGGTCTTGCCGTTTCCGCCCGTCCCCTCCATGAAGAGAAGAACTTGCTCTGTGACCAGACCCGTAAGGCAATAGCCGAAGAAACGATGGAGGAACTCGACGACTTCCTCGTCCTCCTCCATCACATACATAATGAACTCATCCCAGAGGGGGCACTTCGCGTCCACGTCCCATTCGACTGGGCTGATTTTTGTCATCAGGTCGGTCCTGTCGTGTGCACATAGTTTCCCTGTACGAAGGTCGATGGTTCCGTTAGCCACATTGAATAGCCACGGGTCAGCGTCAAGGCGGTCTGCGGGGATGCAAACCTCTTGCTCCGTCGAGGCGGTGGACACAAGAGAGTTTAGTGAGCCCCAGCTTTCGCTCCGCAGCGCATGGCGCTGGATGGCGCGACGCTCCCGGCGGTCGGTCTCCGCGTTGGCCTGTGCAAAGATGAGCGCCACAGTGGCCTTGGCATATCGGTGAATCACGCTGTTGACATCCCGCTCCCACCGGGCCCCGTCAAAAATATACCAAGAGTTTCTAGTGGGGCAGTAGCGGATGTCCGTCCCGAAAGAGGCGACCATCCTCTTTGCGTTGCCGAGGTCGGTCAAGTTGAAGTGCGCGGAGGACGAGGGCTCCAGAGGCCCGTGGTGGTGCCCGTCGTCGTCACCGCCACCGTTACCGAAATCTTCTCCGGCAAGCTCCTGTAGGCGACGCCAGCCTAGACTACGGTCATCCTCGTCCCTGCCGTGACCCCTACAGTTCTTGTGCAGACATCCGGCGGCAATCGCTCCGCTGTTAAACTGCACGATGTAGGCGCTGCGGTCAGTGTGCGATGCGTCCCACGGGCAAACATCAAACACCCACCGACGACCTTTGCCCTGCCAGTTTTCCGGCCCCTCTGCTGCGGGAAAATGATTTGCGACCCACAAATCCAGCCGAGCCTGATCCCCGCTAGATAGGGTATCACGCTTATTCTCCTTCGGAGAATCAGCAAGTAGCTCTTGCAGTTGCTGCTGCTGGACAGCTTTTTCCGGCAGATGGCCCGGAATGACGTGCGCCATCGGCCAAGGCTCGAGGCCCTTTCTTGCATATGTACCATAAACCTTCCATATGCGGGAAGGGTTGTAGACGGACTGGTCCACAACGGCCACCCCGTCTTTATTAAAGCGGAAGGCTAAGAAATCGAGGAAGCGTTTGTGGTCCTGCGGGGTCAATCCCTCGCAGTCGTACATGAGATGGTAGCCGTTGCCCGAGTCTGCGAACAATGGCGCGGGCCATCCGCGCGAATCCAAGAATGTCCGCACCTTGCTCACCACCGACAGGGCACTTTCGCGCTGATCCTGCGTACTCGAGGTGTTTGCCGGGCGACATGGGTCAATATCCACTAAAATCCAGCGAATCTCCGCCACATCGGCGTCAGATGCCGCAGATCCGCGCCGAGCCACGCCCAATGTGTTGCGATTGCCCGGATGTAGGTCTGGATTCAGGGGGTTCGGGGTGAAGTAGACCCCTCTGGCCCCTTCATTGCACAGATACTCTGCTGCCTCCGCCAATAGGTCGTGGTCATCAAAGAATCCGTTGAGATTCCGGTAGCCTTCGTCCGTCTCGACCCCAAGTGCCCGCAGTTCCACTAGTTGTCCGGGGCGCAGTACCTTCTCGAAACCGCTTCTGATGCGGTCTCGCTTCGTTGTGTCCGTCATGTCCCCTCCTAGAACAGCGCGTCAGATGATTGAATCTGCTCGAACTCCTCATCGTCGAAGCGCGTATTACGCAGCAACTCCGTGATCGCCAGTTCTGGTATCCTAAGTTGCCGCCCCACGCGATAAGCCCGTAGCTGCTGCGAGCGGATAAGCCGCTGAACCGTCCTTGAGCTTACGCGCAGGCGCTGCGCAACCTCGACGACGGACAAAAGTACATTCGATGACATGCTCCCTCCTTGCCTGCCCTAAGTAACATAGCCGCCGTAAGCGTGCAAGGGGTGACAGGAAACGACATAGGCGACACGCCTCGGTGTCTACACTTGTCTACGTTTTGGTGTAGACACGGTATTGGGCCTTGAAGCTGACCTTTGCCGAGGTGTCTACAGTGTCTACGCTTTTTTCCCTATTATAAGCTGGAGAACGTAATTTGGGGTGTACCATATAGGGGGGTGTATCCATATGAATAGGGTACTTTTCCTTAGAGTGGAATGTATACCGTAGACAGCGTAGACATCGTAGACATATGGCCATAACAAAGGATTAAGCTGGGATAATCTGTCTACACTTTGCCTCGACAGGGTGTAGACAAAGTGTAGACAAAGTGTAGACAAGAAAATGTCAAAAACCGCTGTCGTGTTGAGTCAGTAACCCAGTAATACATGCTGCTCGGCGAAAACCGGGGATGGTCCGTCGCGCCCCCCGCCTGCGTCGGCACCCCTTTCTGCGCGTCGCGCCCCCCTCGCGGCACCATCCTCTCGGGGCCCAGAACCCCCTCTCACGACCCCTCTCAAGCGGTGGGGGTTGACCCTCGTGGGGAGCTACCGGCCGGACCTCGTCACCCCCTCATGTGGGACACCCCGTTTCGGGTCGATCTGGGTGCCTCGTGCAGGGTGTCTCGGACCCCTCTCCAACATGTGGTGGTCTCACCCCATCCTGATCAGGGG